GCAACAAAAGTTTGTTGCCATTTTTAAGTTTGTTGCCCACTTTGTTGCCGTTTTCATTCTTTAAATCCTTTAATTTTAAAAAGTTCTAAAAAGTTTGTAGACTTTGTTGCCCGTTCTATATTTTTATCTTTTTAAACCCTCTTTGCTTCCCGTAACTTCCATATTTTAAAGGGTGCTTTATCCGTTCCCACCCTTTCATATTTTCCATTATTCCGTTAATCTCCATGCTGTCCGAATTTTTTATATACCCCTTCTTCATTCCAAAGCATTCAACTAATATCTCAACAGCACATACCGTATTGCGAGGAACCAGTTTTATTCCTGATTTATCCGCCCCCGAATGAAAAAGCATTCTTCTCTCTTCATCCCATAGACGCCAGTCTTCTGGCACTTCCTTTTCCAAAAATTCAAGAATAATTCCCTCTTTAACATTTACTACCTTATGCTCTTCCTGCTTCTGTTCCGCTATCTTTAATGCTTCTCCAGTTAAAAATAAATCTGTTCCGATAATATAATTCATATAGGCTTCCGCCCATATCTGATCAACTTCATTGTCAAGGTTTTCCCAAATGCTCTTCTTAGGCTTCACAATCCCAACTTCAACCGGCCAGAACCTTCTGTTCCCTGTCCTGTCCCTTAGAAACTCTGAATCATTTGAAGTTCCAAAGAACACACATCTTCTTGGATATTTCTCTGTAACCCTTCCGTATGCCTTACGGTATATGTCGTCCTGCTTGCTTAAAAACTGCTTTATCAAATTAGTTTCACTTCGGTTAAATCCTGTGAGTTCTCCAAGTTCATTAATCCATGTTCCCTGAATCATTTCAGCAGCTTCCTTGCCCTCAAAAGTCTGAAGGCTGTCGGAATACCAGTTTTTTCCAAGTTTTGCTAAGAATGTACTTTTACCAATTCCCTGCTTTCCAGTAAATATAGGCATGTAATCATACTTGACTCCGCCTTCAACGGCTCTCGCAACTGCAGCCGCCAAAGATACCTTCATTACTTTCCTTGTATAAATACTGTCCTCCGCACCGAGATAGTCTCTCAGAAGCATTTCTACTCTAGGCTTTCCATCCCACTTAACGCTCTCCAGGTAATCCCTTACACTGTTGTATCGTCTTTTGTGGGAAACTAGCAGAAGTGCATCATTGACTTTGTTTTCTCCGGTAAGACCATACCTGTTTTCAAGATAGTTTCTTAAACCGCTGTCATCCACTTCCTCGTACTGCCTTATTTCATTTCTATTGTCCCATGGCGTAGTTCCCATAACCATTGCCCTGTTTGCAAATTCATCTATTGCAAACCTTCCTTTTAAATTTATATCGTTTTCCAGTACAATTTCTATATTTTTTATAGTCTTTAAATACTTTCCATTCTCATTTTCTGTCAGCAGGTTCATCCACTCAACATCTGTATCCTTGTCATCAATTGTCGTAAAATCCTGTGCCGCCTTTTCGTACCGTTCTTTATTCAGTATCGCTGACACTTCTTTTATTTCCCTTGCAAGTCTCGACATTTCAGTAAATGAAGGCAGTTTGCTCGTAGGTGTTCCTTCCTTTGAATCTGCGTCCATATCAGAGAATTTATGAAGCCTTACCATGTCGAAAGCATTACATAGTTTTCCGCCACAAGGATCCGTTGCATGGTGCGAGTAGACAAAAACGTCGTCATATATTATAGCTCCGCCAAATGTGCTTCCTTGAATGTAGGTCATCCTTTTTCCATCATCTGATATCTCATACTCTTCCGGAATAAACTTTTCCACTGCTTCAGCTATTGTAAAAGTTTTGCAGAAGGCTCCAATCAGTCCGCTTTTCTCTAGTGGGTTTTCCTGTTTTTTAAGAAGCCTTTCTGCAACTTTTTCAGATCCAGGAACTTGTGGCCACTCACTCATATTTTTCCAGTCATCGTATAGATTAAGTGTACCGTCAACTGATACAGGCGGATTTTCAAGGTTAAAACTATAATAAATTTTATAGTTCACATCCTGCGAACAGCTTGGCCAGAACATCAGCCTTGCAGGTTCAAAAGTTGTAGGGTCGCACATTTCAATCCCTAATCTCTGGGCAACTTTTCTTGATACAGGTTCATACTCGTCAGGTGTCATATCCCTGTCTGCAAGGAACATAGCTCTTAATCTCGGAGCGGCTTCAGAATGCTTACGGGTGGGATGTATCACATACGACACATTCAAATCTTTCACCTTTTCCATAACCTCTTTTGTTTTCCCGCTTGGAATGTTGTCAAGATCCAGGGTGATTAACGAACGGCTTAATAAATTTGTGTTTTTTCTCTTCCCGTTTTTCAATTCTCCGGCAACGAATCCGCCAACATCTTTCAGGTTATCCTGCTGTGATTTTCTCAGCTTCATAAAACTTTCATATGTTTCAGTTGTCCTTGTAGGATTTTCAAGCCTTTTAATAAACTCACTCCACAGCAGTTTTTCAGTTTTCCAGTGAGTTTCTTTTCTGCTCCCGGCAGTGGATATTACTATTTCCCTATTTGTCATTTTTCCTCCTTTCAAATATTTTTAACTGTTCCAAAACTTTTCTATTATTTTTATTGCTTCACGTAGCTTTTCAAATTCAGACTTGTCAATTTCATATATAAATTCTGTATTTATCACAAAACCTTTCTCATTAAAAATTATCTCAATGAAATCATTATAAGCATTTGAGTAATCCAGCCTTACCATCATACTGGCATTTTCAAAATTAACAACAGATAATCTGAATAAACTTTCCAATTTTTTCTTTAAATCTACGGCTAAAGAGTTGAAAATTCCGTTACATTCATCCAAATCACTTAACACTATCCAAACTTTATCTCGATTAGCCACCCGTTTCAAAAAATCTTTTAAATACATAACCATCAATCCTTTTTATAATACGGTGTTTCAAAGCCGTCAGCCCTTAATATAAGCCCCTCAGCCCACTCAATATCCTGCCCCATTATTTCACACACTTCATCTACAGATGTTTCCATAGGTGTTTCAATGACCACCTCATCATGAATGTGCATTACAATTTTAAATCCTTTTTCAGTTAATCTTTTAATTGATACCGCAAGGCAGTCTCTTGCGATAGCCTGAACTACATTTTCCGTTAATTTTCCGCCATAAGTATCTGTTGTTTCCCATTTTCCACTTGTCTGATTACTTGACTTGTAAGTAATAACTTGTGATCCCCAACTGTTTTCCCTAGTTCCAGGGTTAGCGTAATACAGTTTACGCCCACTTGGAAGTGTTATGGTAAAAAAGTCTATACCATTTGCCAAATCGCCTTCCCTGCTTAATAACAAGTCTTTTACCGCTACCCTTGAGCCTGATTCAATTACATCTACAGCAGCGTTTCCGAGGCTGTACCATAAGTCAACTATTCTCCGATTTGAATTTCGCCACATCCGTACAATTTCAGGCAGTTCTTCCTGAGTAAGTCCCATGTCTATCGCACCCATTGCGGTCAAAGCACCTGGCCCACCTTGATATCCCAATGCAAGTTCAGCAATTTTCCCTTTCTGTCTCAAATGATAATTCTCTTTGCCTTTTGCGATTGATTCAATTGGAACTCCGAACATCTGTGAAGCTGACGCTTCGTAAATTTTTCCGTGAGTCCTGAATACTTCAGTTCTCCACCGTTCTCCAGCAAGCCAGGCAATCACTCTTGCTTCTATCGCCGAAAAATCTGCAATTACAAACTTCTTCCCCTCTTCTGGAACAAAAGCAGTGCGGATTAACTGCGACAGAGTGTCGGGTATATTGCTGTACAGAACGCTTAACGTGTCAACATCTCTTCTTTTTACAATTTCCCTTGCGTCGTCAAGATCTGCCAAGTAGTTTCGTGGAAGATTCTGAACCTGGACAAGCCTTCCAGCCCAGCGCCCAGTACGGTTGGCTCCGTAGAACTGCAAAAGCCCCCTTACTCTTCCGTCGTTTCCAAGAGCTTCTCTCATTGCCACATATTTTTTAGTACTTGTCTTGCTAAGCTCCTGTCTTATTTCAAGAACTTTCTTCACATCCCCTGAAGTGTCGTCAATCAGTTTTTTCACAGTTGCTTTTTGTAAGTTTTCTACTTCTGCACCGTTTTCTTTTAACCATTTCGACAATTGAACCGTACTGTTTGGATTGTCCAGCTTTGTTATCTGTCTTGCAGTTTCCATTAAATGCTCATTCCAGGTATCACTTACATACAAGGCACTATCAACAAGTTGCGTATCAATCTTGATTCCGTTAGCATTCATTCTTACGTCGGTTCTCCACAAATCCCATTCAAATTCAGGAACAACGACGCTTCTCAGTTTGTCGGCAATTGCCATTTCTGCCACAACATCCTGCCTGTTATATTCAATATACAGTTGCCATTTTTCAGGTTCGTGGTGGGGCATATTTCTAGTTCTCTCACCGTTTCTCTTTGAAGGCTTGCAGGGAACACTGAAGTATTTTATAAGAGCCTTCCCTGTTGCTGATTTTTTCTTGTCATCCTTAAATCCTAGTGCCTTACCAACTTTTTCCAGTCCGCCAGGATAGCCTGCATAATAGCCGTGAATCATTGTGCACTCCCACTGATTTAATGATGTTGGATATCCAGCCTGATTAAGGCAGTTCCACTCAAATGCGGCATTATAGGCTCGCAGTAAAGTTTTCCCATCGTTTAATCTTTCAATTATTTCAACGGGGATTTTTTCCCCTTGAGCTAGGTCTACAACTTTTACATCAGAACCGTTTAGCGAATAAGCAAAAAGAAGGATTTCAAAATCATCACTCTGAGCATATTTATAAAGCCCCGCTTTTGCTATGTCCACACTGCTGAACGTTTCAATATCTATGTTTAATACATCCATCTGATTTTTATCCTTCCTTAGTTTGAAACAACCACGCAGGATAAACCCACGTGATTATCTAAATTTCTATTAATATAAAGCGTCATCTTCATCATCGACAACATCAAAATCCTGTTCAGCGGTTCTTCCACCTGCAAGGCTTTCTCCGTCCTTAATCTTCTGTACGTTTCCTAATCCTGCACCTATTCCTTTTTTCCCTTGGAACAGATATGGGAAGAAATTAACAGCCACATTTGCATAACATCCGCTGTAAATTTCACTCTGATCTGTTATAGGCTGTACTCTTCTATCAACTACTTGCGGAGGATAGTCAACTTTTGCAGAGGCTGTAAACACCCAATGCCCTTTACACTCAGGACCAAACGGGTCTCCGCTATTATTCACGCCATCTCCGTCCCAAATTGGGGTAAATACTGTATTTGGCATTTTTCCTCCCCATTTTTCTGATACTCCTAACTCTGTAGCCGCTTTTATTGCCGCATCTATTTTCTGTTTTGTTTCCACATCATTTTTTGGCACAAGAACCGTTGTGCTATACTTCTCCTCTGCTCCTGGTACTGATGCATGCGGTTTAAATACATGCACATAGCTTAATCTCCCTCTTACTGTTACTCTAGTTCCGTTTAAATTTTCCATTCTAATCATCCTTTCCATTATTGTCTAAATTTATAAAATCATCATTTGCATTGATTACATCCTTTACATATGGAGCCCTTTTATCTGACTCCGGCACTAATGTAGGTTTACCTTTAGGTTTTATTATGAAATCCCCTACATACTCATTGAAATCTTTTTTCCCTACTACTCCCTCAAGCTGTGTCAACGTAAGCATTTTTCTTTCGTACATCAGCTCTTCTGCAACTCCTTTTTCCTTCAGAACTTCCATTGCCTTCTCGGTATCTGAAAATGCTCTTACCGATCTCCCTTCAACAACTTTCCATCCTGGCACATACTCTCCTCGAAGTATTGCTTGCTGGCAGTAATTTTCAATATCCTTAACCCATTTTACGACATCCCTTGCCCTGTCAAGAATTTCCCCCATTTCTTCATTGCTTAAAATATTCCCTTTAAGTTTCATCTCTGTTTCAAGCGACATATTGGCTTCCGATCTAGCCCTGCATAATGCCTTCGCCCTGCAGAACGTGCATTGCCCAATCTTAAAGTCGCCTTCACCATTAAACGCTTTTTCAGCGTTAGGCTTGACTTCGTTTTCTGCCCATTTCATAAGTTCGTCTGCTGAAATCTCAGATATACTTACGATGTCCAGTCTCGGCTGTATAATTCCCATATTTATATTTTCAATGTCATTGAACAGTGAAAATTCAAGATAAGCACCTAGTGAATAAAGCATAAGCTGTGGGTTATCCTGTGCCGATACTGGCACACCTCTCCCATACTTTAAATCACGTATGTACAAAGTTCCATTATCCACTGTAACAAAGTCGCAAGTTCCAAAGCCTTCCGGAACATACTCGCTAAAGTCAACTTTTTTTTCAATCTCAGCTGTACCTGGCTTGTCAAACGACATCAGAAGCTCCTTTATATTATCCACATAAACATCCGTGTAATTTTCCATTTCAGGTTTGTACAGCTTATGAGACTTCAGCTTTTTCATTTTGCTGTTGAATGTACGAAGGCTCATAGGTTTTAAGTATTTTGTCAGTTTCAGCTCCGATATTTCATGAGCTAAAGTTCCCTCTTCCGCATACTCGCTTGAACAATCAGGGAACATGTCCTCAAGCCTTGCACTTGGGTTGCATTTCATCCATCTGTTAGCCCCGCTTGCACTAAGCAGGGCATGGTTTCTATCCTTGTGGTTTCCTTCCATTAGATTCTTACTCCTAACTCTCTTAAATTATTTGCAAAACTTTCGTAGTTTTTAGGATCCAGGTCATCCAGTTTTTGTATCTTGTAAACTTCTCTTATAAGCCTTCTTAATTCAGCACCTTTTCCAAGCCTTGACATTTCAGCACATCCAGCTCTTAACTGTTCAAGTGTTAAAGTCGGAACAGCTGCTGCTGGAACATTTTCTTCTTTTTTAGGTGTTTCTGTTTCTACAGTTTTGGCTTCTTCTTTCGGCTTCTCCTCAACTTTCTTTTGAAACTTTTTCACAATGTTCTCAGACTTTTCCACAGTACCATTTTCCGCTTCAATTTCTTTTACATCGTTAGTCTGCCAATTTTTCATCTCTTGTTTAGCATAATCATCTTCTGCGGGTGTCAACTGCATAAATTTCTGAATTTTTCCAACTACTGTTCCGGCAGGATTTGTAATTGTCGTAGTATTCCCAAGCGCTAATAACGCCCTTGAAAACTCTTTAATTATTGGTTTGCTTCCTTCTTCAATTTCAATCACTAATTTTAATTCCATTGTTCAATATCTCCTTCATCAATTTTATAATTTCATCTATTTTTCTTTCATTTGACAATTGTTTTTTTTGTACTTCCAGTTTCATTATTCGGCACTTCCTTTATCGTCTTTTATGTACTCCTCAGCGCTTACCCATTCAATATTGTCAAATGCAAATTCAACCATTTTTGCGATTACGTCCACCTTACTCCATCCAGTTTCATCTGACACCACGTCGAGCAGGTTATGAGTAGCCTTTCTTATCCTAATAGGGTAACCGTAATCCTTTTCACATTTTAGCACTGGTCTTTTTGGTAATTTTAACTTTTCTGCCATTTCTTTTAATCCTCCTTAATTAATATTCTCTCAACGCCAAAGGCATTATCAGATATATCCAGTTATCATTTGATTCACCTTTTACAAGTACGGCACTTTTATTGTTTAACATCTTAAATACTACCGTTTTATCCTTAACTTTACTAATAAAATCCATCAAAAATTTTACGTCCAAAGAGATTTTTAAATTTTCTCCACTATAAATTATTGGTATATCTTCTTCAAACTTAGAGTATTCATCAATCGATTTTATCAGCAGCCTATTTTGACTAAAATCAAATATCGCACCATTTTTAGCTTCCTTGTTGCCTTTTGCTATGGAATAAGCTCTCTTAAGTACAGCAATAAAATCTTTTGTGTGAAGAACTGCTTGTTTATCCGTATTCAAATTCTTAATTATAGTTTTATAATCTGGAAATTCTAACTTAGTTAAATCCGATACAATTTCAATTCCCGCTAACTTAAACGAGATCTTATCTTCGCCACAAGTGATCAGCACTTTTACTCCAGGTATTCTTAATTTTGATTTCATAGACTTAACAAGTCCGTCAACCGCTTTCAAAGGAACGCTTGCATTAAGTCTTTCTCCTGAGTGTCCCTCAACATTCTTTAAATCAATTTCAGCGTAGGACAATCTGTATGTATCTGTTCCAGCCGCTTTCAATTTTTCCTCTTCATACTCAAATCTCACACAGTTTACTGCTTGATTTTCAGGATTAGCTGAAGCAGAGAATTTCACATTCTCAAAGAGCCTTTTCAAATCTGATTTTTGTACTGAGTAATATTTTAGTTTGTCTATGCTCATCCATACTGGAAATTCCGCATCCTTTATTGCGGAAATTACACTCTTAGAATTTACCGTTTGAATAAGTATTTTTTCTTTTTCAATCATTATGCAGACATCAGTATCTGAAATATCTTTTATTAATTCTTTAAAGGTTTTACACGAAACCACAGCTTTCCCATTTCCATTCGCTTGACCCATAATTTCAACTTTTGCGGACATTTTTAAATCTGTAGTTCTCAAAATCAAGTTATTTTCTTTTTTGTTTGCTTCAATACAAATTCCTTTAAGGGATTCCTTTCCCATTTTTTCTCTACTTATGAAATTTTCCACAATTTTTATAGCTTCCAAAAGCTCCTTGGTTTTTACTTTAACACTTAATTTTTCTGACACGTTGCATTTTTCCTTTCTTAATGATATAATTAATTAGTTTATTTTTGTATGTTGTCGATATTTGCAGTATCGGCATTTTTTTTTCGCAGAATTTCTAAATTATTCAGCATTTTTTCCTGGAGATGTAACGGCAGCTTCTTAAACTCTTCCAAAATCCATTCTGACTTTTCTGAAACAGTTCCATGCACTATAACATCTGCATAATGAATTTTGCCGTTTATTCCTATTGGAACATCAGTCAAAGTCCTCATTTTCTATTTCCTTCCTTCTATCTCTGTAAAGCTCATCAAGTATCATATAATAATCCTCTTCTGATTCACATTTAATGCATCCGTTTATCAAAAGTTTATCTTCATCTGTTTGAACTACAATCATATTTCTATACCTCCGCTATTCTTAATCTATTCCTTGAAGTTTCATTTTCAAAGCCGTTTTCCTGCTGTACCCAACCCATTTAATCTTAATCCCAGCCTCCTCAAATTTCAGAAGCTCCAGCATATCCTTTTTGGAGTCAGGTTCTCCGCCTTCCATAATGACATCTTTTATTTCCTCAAACTTCCTTTCAGTCTTTGTTATAAAGGTTTTAATGTACATCCTGTTGTTTTTATTGAAGTCTTTCAGTTTGTCCAGGATCTGCTTTTTAAATATCTCATAGTAGGCAAACAGCACAATCATCTCTTTCAAAGCCTTCTCGGTTTCTTTGTAATTGCTTTTCAGATATTTACCAAATCCGAACTTTAATTCCATCAGTTCTTTTTGATACATCTTGGAAAACTCAACAATCACAAATTCATTTTTAAAATCTTTTATCTTACGCTGGTTCGGATTCTGCAGATCCTCGTACTCATATTCCTGTATGAGCCTGCTCACAGCCCTGAAAGTTCTTTGAATAATGTCCTCAAGCTTAAAAGTGCACCAGAGGGTATTTTTCTCAGTCAGCACAGGTATTTTTGTATCACCGTTTACAAGGTTTTCGTCTGTAATGCCAGGTATTTTGAAATAATTTCTGTAATGCTTGCACAGATTTGACAACGCCATCATCGAGAAAACCTTTGTCTTTTCGTTCTTCTGTGTTGAAAACTCTTTATAGTCCAGTGCCTTTGACACCAGTTCCTGCTTCTCTTTCTGTTTCCTTAATTTCCTTTTCAGTTTCATAACCTGCTCCATCATTTCAATTTTTTCTTAAAAGACCAGTTCCACCAAAGAAGTACAGCCAGCAGTATTGGAAATGCCAAGTTTCCTCCAGCGACCCATCGCCCTTTTTCCCTAATCACTTCCAGCTGAACCAGTACTGTCATTGTTACCAGGAACAGTATCTTTATCAAATTTTTCACTGTCAGCATTTTTTCCCTCCCATTTCTCAATCTCTTCCTTGTCCATTTCTATCTCAAGTTTTTCCCTGACCGTCATTTTGATAGCCTAACCTTTCTTACAAGTTTCTTGATTCTGTTCTTAATTTTTCTTTCTTCCATTTTTCTTCTCGTTTCTTTATTTTGGTTGTTTACCATTACCAAAGCATCATATTTCATTTTAAATTCCTCCAAATTTCATTTTTAAAAATTCTTCATAAGTTATTCCAACGTACTTTTCAACTTGAATACGTTGAATATCGTAATCCCAATTGTGCTTCCCAGCCCTTCTTCTTGCTTGCTCATCTTTTTCGTCCTTGAATTTTGGTATTGCTGTACCAAATTTAAGCCTTCCTGTCTGTAATCCGACTCTCACATACTGCTGCCCTTTGCCGACGAATTCAGCGGCTTCCTTTATTGACAGTTGTAATTTTGTAGCCTGTTTCCTTATCCAGGATTCCGAAACTTCCATAGCTTTTTTCCTTTCCGGGATTGCCGTCCCTTGATTTTTTTGGTGTTTGTTTTCTCATTACTTAGTCCCTTGACGATATTTATGCTTCATTTAACCACTTCCTTTTATTTTGATTTTCCTCTCCCTTCAAGGTATAATAAAAACAACTTATTATGAAAGGAGGTTAATTTCATTATGGGTAAAAAATTTAATGAAACTTTGAAATTCTTAGGCCCTGAATATTCTGTTAAAACTGTTGACAAAGAACCTTGCATTTACCTTAAATTAGACAAATACGATTTTGAAATATCAGGGTTAAATTCTAAAGGATCATACAAAGCCATAATCTATGTTTGGAATACTGACAACCGTCTTGACAGACAGGACATGCTGTACGCTTATTCCAAAGAAGAGTTAAAAGATATTTTAGATAGATTGATTACAAAATATTCTTCCATATAGGCTCTAAACATTTAAAAATTAAGATTAAATCGTCTCTTGTTAGTTCTTTTTCTGACATTAGGCGATCTAATTCTTCCATTTCTTCTTCCGTCCCTTTTGGTTTAAATCGTCTCCATTCATTTTTTGTTTCTTTTTCCATTCTCTCACCTCGCTTTCTTATGATAAATTTCCCTGTTCCTACCAGCATTTGTTTAGATGTTTGCAACACTCATCTTTTTGTTTATTTTAACTAAACTAAAGGTGTAAAAAAATAAGAGGGTATTTCTTTTCTATCAATTTCTAAAATCCGACAAACTTTTTCAATTTCATCTTGTGTAAAATCTGTCTCATTGTTCAATTTCTTGCTTAAAGTAGCTTTTGAACATTCTAGTTCTTTTGCCAAAACGTATTCATTTTTTAATTTTTCTTTTATTCTACCCCTTAACATTGAGTAATTTCTTTTTTTCATAACCACCTCCTGTTAATGTTTTGTTTATTTTAACTAAACATATAATACCACAACATTTTAAAGATGTCAATACTTTTTTTTACTTAAAATAAACTTTTTTATCAAATTGTTGATTTTTTCTAAACTATGGGGTATAATGTATTATCAAATTTTAGAAAGGAATTTTAAAATGGGAAGAAAAGAGGAATGCCACATTCGTATAAAAAAGGCAATGAATCTGCGAGGGTTGACCCAGTCTGATATAGTTGAAAAAACAAATATAAAAAAATCTGCATTAAGTCAATACATCAGCGGGAAAATTACCCCACGACAAAATGCAATTGATGAATTATCAAAAGTTCTAAATGTGTCAGAACCTTGGTTAATGGGATATGACGTTCCTATGGAACGAAATGCAAATATAACTCAGCAAGAACCTGAAATACCAGAAGTTGACACAAGTGTATTGACACCTGAAGAGCTGGCAGAGTTTAACAAAGTTACTCAGACTAACCAGTTGCTATTCTTTAATGACATTGGGGACGACGACCACGATATGGCAGTTTTCAAAAATGTGGTGATTGATATTTTATTAAAACAGCGAAAAAAGAAAGAAGAGGAATAGCATAAATGCGTAAATTGAAAAGTTATGACAAGTTTAAAAACCTTGCGAGGAAACTTATGGCAGAATACAAAACAAGCGACCCTTTTGAACTATCTAAATTACTAGGGATAAAAGTTATTTATGTAGACAGATTCAAATCGTTTTTTGGTATGTATTGTGAGGTAAAAAATGAAAAGTGCATCGTAATTAATTCAAGACATGATGAATTAACTAAAAGAATAATTTGTTCGCATGAGCTGGGGCACTCTTTTCAAGACTTTGAAAGTGTAGTATTTATGAAAGAAAATTACTTATTTGGAACAGAGCAAGTTGAAAATGAAGCAAATTACTTTGCGGCTGGATTAATCTTTAGTAATTTAATTCCAGATAACCTTGTGAATGATGAGAATAGAAAATTGTTGAATGATTTGATTAGGTATTTGTAAAAGTATGGTATACTTATTATATCAAAATAATACGGTGGTAGAAATATGAATAATAAAGAAAAATTATTACTAGTAAGTAATATACTAAAAAATATCTTAAATAGAGAGTATTTAAGTTCTTATAAACTAGCAGAAACGACAGATTTGTCAGAAAAGACAGTTAAAAAAATATTTATAAAAGGAGTGATTTTATGGAGAGTAATAAAGATGAAGGAAATAAAGCTTGGGGTAAAAAATTTTGGTTAGACCTGATAGAAAAAGCAAAATTTAATCCGTATGCAGTCGGAATGATTACTTTATTTGCCGTACTCACTTTAATTGCGGTTTTAATCTCAGCTGGAAGCGGAAATACGAGTAACTCTACCACAGCAGAAAAACAGATAGAAGAAAGCCCAAAAGTAGACATGGGTTCTGAAAAAAGAAGAATTTACGAAGAGTTAATTAAATTAGGGGACTACCATTTACCAAGTTGGAATGCTTTATCCGAAAGTTTAGCCCAATCAAACAAGTATGAATCTTATTCGAACGCTCGAAAGTCAGAAGATATTTTAATTAACATATGGTCTAAGCTGAGAGATATAAAATGTAATACCACCGGAGATAGCATATTCGACGAAAAATGTGAAGAAATTTTAAAGCAGGCTAACAAGGCATATTCGGCGAAACGAATGGCGACCAAAGAATTGATGAAATGGTTGGACGATAACTCACCTAAAAAACTTTATGAGGCTGAAAATGCTATGGAGTATGCCGTTTCAGAGTGGAAATCCTATCAAATGCTGTTAGCAAAAAATTTCCGTTAATATCAGGAAATCTCGAGATAATAAATCTAAATAAAATTATAAAACTATAAAAAGTTGTGTAAAAAATTGTATTGACAAAATTGTGATTTTGGGGTATCACACTAATGTAAACATGTTTACTCAATAACGAGATCAATACCCCAGCATTACCACTATGGTACAGATACGTCTGACGCTGGGGTTTTTTTTATTTATAGAAGAGAGGAGGTAACTATCCAATTTATGGAAATACATTTAAATTATCATAAACAATTATAATTAGACAATTTGAAATTTTAAAGACTTCATAAGCATTGAAAAACTTTAAAACAAACAAAAAAAATAGCCCCTACGGCAATAGGGACTAAGCAATGTGATATACTCACAAACACCAATAGAAGTATATCACACAACCTTTTAAAATTCAATACAAGGAGTGTGATTTTTTTATGAAAAATCCAAATGGATACGGTTCAGTTGTCAATCTAGGCAAAAGGAGAAGAAAACCCTTTGGTGTCAGAATTACAACTGGCTATGACGATAAAGGAAAACAAATTTTTAAATATATAGGGTATTTTGAAAACAGGAAAGCAGCTATGCAGGCCCTCGCTGAATACAACATTAACCCATACGATGTCCATTTAGCTGACATAACGTTGAAAGAGGTGATGGATATGAGTATGAAGAAAAAAGAAAACCGAATAGAAGCAGGAACTATGAAGACATACAGGACATACTATAACTATTTGGAGCCTTTACACAATAAAAAGATAAACAACATTAAAGCGGTGGAGCTTCAAAACTTTATTGACAGCCTTTCCAATTTGGCAACTGGAACTCTTAAACGTGTAAAATCCTACATAAACATGATTTTTGAGCAGGCTATGGAAATGGATATAATAAGCAAGGATTACAGTAAATTTATTAAGCTCCCTAAGCATAAGGCTAAAATAGTTAGGAAGATATTTACTGAAGAAGAAATATCGCTGCTTTGGGATAACATTAAGGAACTAAGATATGCGGATGTCATACTTATATTAATTTACACCGGCATGAGGGTAAATGAACTTCTGAAACTTCCAAAGTCAAATGTGGATTTGACAAAAAACATAATTACTGGAGGAAGCAAGACCGAAGCAGGAAAAAACCGTATAATTCCGATACATCCAAAAATACTTCCACTTGTAATTAAACGGATGGAAAACAAAACAGAATATCTCATTCCTAACAAAACGGGAAAAAATTATTATGTATACAACAATTTCCGGAAAAATGAATTTGAAATGATAATGTCCAAATTAGGAATGGAACACACCATACACGATACCAGACACACCTTTGCTACAATGATAACCGATGTGTCAAATAATGAGAGTGCCATAACTGGAATGATTGGGCACACCAATATAAGCATGACTAAGAGATATACACATACTAATATTGAAAAGATGAGAAAAGAATTGGAAAAAATAAATTAAATTGCTGGGAATTATCCCGGCTTTTTTTTAACTCTTCTTGTATATTACCTGTATACTACTGCTAAAAAATTATACATTTTTGTACATAATTTTATAGAATGACAAATATACATATCTACGGGATTCCCATATTTTAAAGAGTTTCTAGGTCTCAGAAAAAACTTTAATAAAATACACATCTCTTATAATCATTACAATATATATTTGCAAGTTAAAAAAAATATCTTTTTGTTTTCCCCGATGTTTAAACAATTAGCGTATCCATTCATAAATTTAACGTTTGTAAAAATGTATATTACTTGTATACTACTGTAAAATAACTATAAAATTTTATACGTTCTTTATAGGAATAAATAAAAAAAAGGGGATAGCCATTTCTGACTATCCCAACAACTTACAAAAACAATTCCACAAGTTTTTTCTTGTTTTTCTTTACAGTTTCATCACTTTCTTCAAATACTCCGAATCTATCAAATCCAACAGTTATCATTAAAGCGATAAAGTTTGTACTTATCAGAAGTATTAAATCTTCTGTCTTCGACTTTTCTTCTATGGAATCAAATATTTCTTTTTTGCTTTCACTCTTCAGCTCGCTCCGCAATAAATTCAGATTCTGCCTTCTTTGATAGCCTCTTAATTTTAGCGTGATTGCTGAATTTAAAAATATCAGTGCAAACATTACGATTGCAAACTTCCTACTTCTGTGATATATTTTCATCTTTATCATCTCTCTTCTTGACAAATCCGAACTTTTCCAGCATTAGTTCCAAAAATCCTTTGCTAATTCCGTATCTTTTCTGATTGATCGTTTCCATTACAGCTTCCCCAAAAAATCCCAGCACAGGACTCCAAGGGTACAGAAAACCCGCATTGAAATGCCCCACCACCTTATTAAGGGATAGAGCAATAGCCATTGTCATTCCAGCAACGGCTATGCGCTTGATATACGGTTTTACTGGCTGGTTGTCTATCATTTTCTGTGCAACTACACCAAACAGCACTCCTGAAAAAAAGAGTACAAGGAAAAGCCCGTGATTGTCTATTATTACCTTTAAATCCTCTATCATTGATTATGCTCCTTATATTCCTATTGCTGTTTTTTCTTCTCCAAGTATTTTGTGTATTATTTCATCCACATTTACAGTTTTTTCAAGCGTTTCAGCACCCTTTAGTAGTAAATCCTCAGTAAATCTCTCAATGTCATCAGGAATATATGGATTGTTTATCTCTTGCGCTTTTTTTATAAAATCCTTAAACTTCCCAAAAAAGTTCTTCTTAACAGCTCCCAGTTTTTCTATTCCTTTTTTAGCTCCAAAAATTATTTCCTTTTCCAGCACCTCTTTTCTGGTAAAATCTACCAGCATTCCTATTAAAATTACTTGCAACTGTTTATCCATTTTTATCATCTCCTATTTTGTTATTTTTCTTAATATCAATTCTAAGCCACCTGGCAAGCTCTACAATTAATTTTGTCTTGCCAAGCGACCAATTTATCCAAAAACTTTTTCAACGTTCTCATACGGCTTATAATAAAGCCATTCTTAAATTACTTAAGTTCAAAATGTGGCGTATCGTGCATTTTCCAATTTCCACCCCATTCAACGTTTATGTTTTTGGATTTTGCAATCGCTAATATGTGATTTGCTATTGATTTTAATTTTTTATCGTCATATCCTTCTTCTGATGTAAATTTTCTGTACACTCCATTCTCATAAACTCCACAAGGGAAAATGTCAACTGCATGCCCATATCCATCGGATTTAATTTGATGGTTTGATTTTGCTTTTTTCCCGTCGCAATTTGTTACAATTCTTCCCGGCTTACTTCTTCCAATTTGATACAAAGCAAACTGTTCTTCCATTGTCCTAGCGCCATCTGTGATTCTAAAATCAAACGGGCTATTTTCAATTGCAGCTTTCATAACTTCAACCAGCTTTGGATGTACTTTTTTCATTTTATCCAAACTAGTTTGACTGAAAGAATATTTTTTATTCTCTGTTACTGCATTTTCTTTATCCCAATCTTTCAAATATTCCTCCTTTCTCTAAACTCTGTTTAACCAACCTGTCAAAAATCTTTCTTGTGTTTTATCAGCTTCAACTTTTCCCTTGTAATAAATTCTCTGCAAGTTATGATAAACTTCCAAAAATTTTTCAGGATCTGCTGCATTCAATGCTTCCAATGTTTTATTTCCAATTATTCCGTCTACATCAAGATTTGCATTTGTAAGCTGATTTATTGCAACCTGTGCATTTTTTGTTCCATTTATGCCGCTATTCACAGCCCAGTCGCATATAGATAATGCCACTTTATCATTTGCAACTTTATCCAGCTTGTTTCCTAAGTAATATTTTTTTAGATATATATTTTTTGTGAAATCCATTGTTAAATCTTGCATATCTCCCTTATATCCAAATTCTCTTGCTTCTTCTTCGATTATTCCGTATTTTGTTTTTCCACCTTTATCATGCTTGTCATCAGTATATCCACCTTCGACTTTCAATAAATAATCAAATATTTTTTCAAATCTACCCATCTACATCACTTCCTTTATTTCTTCAACATTCAATATTACGTTATCTTTTTCAAATTTTACTCCAACAACTTTATATTTTTTACCGTCCAATTCTATTTCTGTGCATATCAATTTTTCTATATTCATTCAAATCGCTTCCTTTTCTTTTATTAATTCCATATTTTTTAAATACTTAAACAATTTAGATGGATTGAACTGATAGCCAATCCTGTCTTTTAATGATTTTAGTTTATAAGTCAGAGTAAACTGCAGAGCATAATCAATAGCGTTCAGGCAGAACTCGGAACAGAAATACCTGTCATCATTCTGCACTTTACTGGCATAAAAAAACTGCCCTAAAATTCCGAGGTAATCATACCCTTTACCCTGTGCCGTATTATAAAACTCTACAATATCCTCAGTTCTGACGCTGCTGTCCATTTCAAAAATTTCAAAGTTTTTTTGATAGTTAAATTTTTTAGTCCTTACTCCGCCCGGGTTTGAGAGAAATACTTGATTATTATAGATAAATTCGCAATGTGAGTACTTCCCAAGTGTCCACGCAGAAATTAAAAAACCCACTATGCTTTTTGGTCTGTGAAACGATATATACAGCTTATCTTTTTCAAGCATAAATACCTCCTTACATATTTTTATACGCTTTTTCGTATTTGTCTTTAGCATCATACTCTTTAAGTTCTTTATCAGTTAGATTTTCCAAATTATGTGTCAGCAATGTTTCTGCAGCCATTGATTTAGTAGTCTGCTCTTGCATTATGTTTGCCATTTTCATCATATCCTGTATAGTTAAATTTACGTATTTTTCACTGTTTTCTTTTGTATAAAATTTCCAATTCTCAAAAGTTGTTTTCTTCAATGCTTGACACATTACGACGATTCTTGTTAAATTTGATTGATCTATACTCCTGTTATTTTGCAAATATGTCACACCGTCAACTTCAAATTCAAACGGTGCAATATCACGCTCCACTCTTAAATCGTATAATTCTTTTTTTATTTCTTCTATTCGTTTGTCTCGATCAAATACAATTTTACCGTTTTTAATAGTTTCATAATTCTGTAATTCTACAACTTTTCCATCTACAAAATACAAATTTGGATTTACTTTTACTTCCTGATATTCTATTTCTTCCACTACATCTCCAACCATTGTTGGTGCCAATACCGAAACATCTTTACTTGTGCTTAATACCAAAAGACTATCTTTGTTATACATTACTTTTAAAGTTTCTGAATTGAATTCTTTTTGTTCTTTATACCAGTCATTATCCTTTTCGTCATATATCCCAATATATTTGAAATCCTTGTCTTCTATTATTTTTATTTTATCTACTATAAATTTTTTCATTTTTACCTCATTCCTAATTTTTATTTACGCAAAATAAGCATTTAACCATTGTCCATTTCTATGAAATTGCAATATTCTCATTTGTAAGATATCAATTATTCTGTCTCCTGTGCCTTCAACTACACCAGTTACGACATATCCATTTCTTTCTCTTCCTGCATCCTTTTGATAAATTACCATCTCTACATGCCCAGCCAATCTTACTTCGTAAATTCTATTGACTTGTGCGTCATTCGCTTTATTCCAAGCATCGTGAGCTCTTCCCCACAGATTTCTTCTATCTGCATCCATATCATTCATTCGATTATCCCTGATTGCCATATCGTGATTATCCATTATTTCGCACCAATTACCACCATTCCTGTTAGGCACTTTATAATACGCACGACCACCATTTAAATGATAAGATCCTTGATAAGTCGATTCATTATCATTCAGAAACATATTTAGATGTCTAGGTACCCATACGTCGTTGTCATTACATCTTATCCATTTATCTTGTCTACTTATAACATTATCATTCTTATGTATAAATGATCTGTCATACTTAAGATACGGACTAAGATCAGGCTTTGGGGACACTTGTTTAATAGTTTGGAAATCAATTAGTCCAAAACTGTTTTCTGTCGCCGGTTTCAACAATTTACTTAAATATTTTACTAATGATTTTGCTGTTAATATTTCATCGTTATTAAGAGTTTTTATAAAATCTAAAATCTGTGATTGTAAATTCTTTGCAACCATATTTTGCAATTCATTTGACTGGTTTTCAACAGTATCTAGTGAATGTATTCGAGCTATTCCTTCTTTCGTTTCCGTTGCTACATCTGTGTATTTTACCCTCTTAATTAACTCATCATCTATTATTTTATTGTCTTCAACAAAATCAATTCTTTTAGGATATTCATTTCCAAGCCATTGGTTAAGTCCTAAACTTGTTTTATTTATTGCTGGCATACTAAATCACTTCCTTTACTCTTTATATTTTTCTCTATCTTCCCAATTTAAATTTAATGAATCCCAAGAATCCCAAGTTTTATTGTATTTATCAAACTCATCCCAAGTCATATAACTATAAACTATTTTATAACCCAAATGGGCAGGTTTATTTAATTCAATAAAATTAATGAAATTTTTTAAATTGGGCGGCACTCCGTAAATACTTGTAAATCTTATAATAAAATAGTATTCGTTAAACACTTCTGTTATTTCAATTTCTCCATTTACAAATATTCTAGCCTGTTCCTTTAAGTTAGAAGGCGAAAATATTCTCTTTGATAATAAATAATATAAAATTTTATCTCGTCTATCCTGTAGAGTTAAACTAAGGTCAGTTTCTAAATTCATAAATTTTTCATACTTTGAAATCTGTTCTTCATTGAAAAAGTTTAAAAAGGCAAACTCCTTATATTTTTCAATATCTTTTTTTATCTCCTGAGTTTCTATTACTAGACTTTTTATTAAGTCAATTTGCAAACTATTTCTAGCGATTTTCGATACTGCCTTTATTTTACTGTTCATTGACAACAACTCCTGTTATTGTTAATATTTCATTACTATCTACTATTATATTTTTTGTATCATTGTTAATTAAAACTTTACAATCTTCAACTCCATCAACTGATAAAATTATTTTTTCAACTCGATTAATTGATAATATTTCCTGATTATTCAAAGTATAAATCGCTGAATTATCTTTTATCTGTTGCTTTATTTTAGAGATAATTAAATCTGATATATTGCTTAATTTCACCCCTCGGCTTAATATAACTCCAACAGTTATTTCAATATCTTTATTATCAAAACTTACTACAGTAACATTAGCTCCAACTGGTCTACCGTTATCTGCTTCTATTCTTTCTTTTACTTTTTGTATTAAGTCCTCATTGGCTACTCCATTTTTGTAATTGGCAATCCTTACTTTTACCGTTCCATTTCCATTCCACAATGGCTCAACAAGAACTCTACCTACTCCATCTACTTCTTTTGCCCATTTCTCATAATCATAAATATTTCCACTATGTGCTGGTTTCAGTATTCTTTCTTTCGCTCTTGATATTAAAACATCATTAGGTTCTTTTTCATATCCGTTTGTAAACGATTTTTCATTAATCACTGTAAAAATATTAGCATTAGCAATTTCAAAATTTGCTATTTCTCCAATAGCGCAGTTCCCAATCTCTCCTCTTTGTAAACATTCCACCACAGCAATCGCTTTTTCATTTGATAATATTGTTGCATCATAAAGTAATTGGTACTTTGTACCATCTGTTTTCAATACTATTGTTCCAGCTGGTATCGTAGTGCCAGGTTTTCCTGTTATTAATACTTCCCCAGTTGCTTTAGTTCCTTGTTTTCTGGTTACCCCAAAAAGCATTGCATGATAGTCAACAAATTCATCTTCTGTTGCGGTATCAATAAAAGTTTGCTTAACCCAAAATTCTAGCAATTTATATATTGCTTCAGCTTCTATTCCGTAAGCACTTGCAATGTCAAAATTAAATGTTCCTTCTATTTTAGAAAAATTATTTTCCAAATTAGATAAAAACTTATTCCTTGCTTCTATTTTATTCACTGTATAACACCTCACTTTCTCCGTAGACGGTAGAGACATTAAAAGAGACTTTTAAATTATTATCATCGTTGTTGTAGTTTAATTCAAAATTATAGCAGTCCAAAATATACGGATTAACTAATAAACAATCTTTAATTTCCGAAATAATTAAAGCATTTTTTATACTTTCCTGATAAACTGTACCAATATGTACATCTAAATCATTTCCATAACTATCCGAATGTATTTCGTAAAAATTTCTTTTAGTTTTAAGTGCCTTAAATATCCATACCTTGAGTGCTTCATTTCCGTTTAATTCAACAAGTCTATCGCCATTTTTCAATGGTTCTAATGTATCAAAATCAATTGCATATTCTTTAAAAAGGGGTAATTCTTTTTTTTCTTTTTCTGTGTTTTGATTCAAAAACAATTCTTCAAAATCCATATTTACACTCCTTCTATTGCACCACTTGGCATTTTCACTATTTTACTAACTACCACATAATTTATCCCCAGCACTAAAACTAGCACTTCATCTCCAACTTTTAAAGTGTCTTCAAACCATATATCCCTACTACTTTTGTAAGTTCCAGAACCTTTAATTGTTGAATGGTCGTGGGTGTGTGAAGCAGGTCCGTTTCCTATTGCCGTTTGAGTTGTAGCATCAATAGTTATTTCATCAATAACACCATCTATTTTATAAGTTCTGTGATAATGCGGTAACAAGAAATTAGAGCAGTAAATCTGCTCTGAAGGTATTTCCACATTATCAAATTTTATTTTTAATTCAGGCGGTGGACTAGTGACACTAGCTCTTATAAAATTGTTGGATTGCTGTTGCACTCCGTTATCAATCATATCGTTAAGTATTTCAAACATGCTCATTATTTAGCACCTACCTTTTTCTTATTTTTCTCATTCTTCTTGCTTTTCTCACCTTTCTTGTTTTTCTTACTCTTTTTACTTTGTGATTTTTTCGATTTTGGTTTTTCTTCAAATTCGGATTTATCCATCACATTTTCAAAAGTTAATTCTATATCACAATAATACATATCATTTTCCCAAGTATGCGTATCATTTTTCACTAAAAAACTACCAACAAGGTTTGTATGTGGCTCGTGTATTCCTATTGAATAACCGCTTTGTATCAAAACATTACCAAGACAAGTGATATTTCCTGTTTTTTCGACACTTTTCAACATCTCTTTAGCGTTACTAATATTATCCCTATCTTTGTCATACTGCATTACTTTTTGAAATAATCCGTATTTTTCCTTGTCTTCTTTATTTTCTACTTTATCTACTATTTGTTGTTTTTCTTTTTCAGTTTTATAGATAACAATTTGATTCACCATTTGTTCAATATCTTCACCATATTTAGAACTTTTTATATCTTGCTCAGAATTTAGCATAACATCTGCCAAACTTCCTTGTTCCACAACTTCTATTTTTCCATCATTACTAACAATAGAATATATTTTTTTATCTTTTCTATGCTGAATCGTATAAGCGTTCAAAATTATTTGATACCCACTCTTATTAACTGCTGGATAAGTGCAGTCAACTATATCCTTCGGTAAATTTCCCACTTCAAGTTTCAGTTCTCCGCAAATCTCCTTTAATATCTGCGATGGTTTTTTCTTATTAAAGTTTTTCACAAAATAATTTTTATTAAGATATATGGAGTTATCAAAACAATTAAAAGTCCTAATTTTACTATCTCCAACAACTTCAACAGAAAAAACTTTACCAATAAATAATTTATCAGCATCAACATAGAATTCCACTTTATCTCCTAAATTAGCAATTTGATTATCATCTAAATATTTTACTTCTAATGTTCGTGACGTTCCATTTATTCCACCCTTCCAAGTAATTCGTTCAAATTTTTTTATGCGTTCTTTATCATTAATCACAATCTTTAACATTTCCAAACTTCCTTTTTAAACTTTAATCAAACCATCAATTTTTTCTTTTATTTTATTTTTTAATCCACTCTTTAAATTTTCAAATCTCTCTTCCAGTTGATACTCTTTAATTGGCGAAGTCTTCTCAGTATATCGCTCATAAAGTTCATTAACATCATCAATCAATCTTGTCTGTTTCCTAGCTTCTATCAAATCAATTGTAATATCAATATCTCCTGTTCTCTCTATTATTTCATATTCCAACTGTTCAATATAACATTTAAAATAAATACTATAATTAGCACTTACCAAAGTTAAAACTTCTTTATTATCTTTATATTTCTCCAATTTTTTTATACCGCTCATCGGCGAGTGTGGATTTAGTAAAAAATTAAAAAATTTAGATTTTTTAGCAGGTAAAAATGTAGAAAAATTGACTTTTTTTATGTTTTTTTCTCCTATTAATGCTACTTCTCCAACATCTAATATCTTTACAATTTCACTGTTTTGACTACTCGTAATTTTGAAATCCGACGGTGGAATCACAAAAATAAACGGTTCTGTATCGTGCAATAACATAAATATTGATCTCATATTGAAACTCCTTTCTTAATTATTGCGATGCTTGAATTTGAGCTTGTAAATTTGACATCATAGTGTTATATGTATTTTGACTAACATTCTGTGCTATCTGTCTAGCTATACTCTCAATTTTTGCTGTGTCATTTATTGTTATATTTGACAATTGTGCAGCTATTTGTGCATTAGCCTGATGATTTATAACTTGTTCTATTGATACTGGTTGTGGTATTGGCGGTTGCATTGTGCTCAAACTAGTATTCAAAAGACTTGGCAAACTATTTAATGGACTTAATCCAGAACTGATAGCATTAGTTATAGCGCTCGGATCAAATGGTTGCAAGGGATTATTATTTTGTTGTTTAGATACGAGTTGTGAAATTGCACTTGTTAATTGTGCTGTCTTATCTTGCTGAGTAAGTGCTAAATTTTGCTGTGGTGCTACCCTTGCTTTGACCGCATTTATATCAAGCACAACCTTCTGCAAAGCTTCATATGACCTTCTGTCGTATTCTTTTTGTCTTGCAATTCTCGATGCTTCTTCTTTTTGTACTTCTGCCATCGAAGGTACTTTAACATCAGAATACCCCATATAGCGGAACTTTCCATCGCTAGAATTATAACCAGATTGACTTGCTCCAGGAGTAAAAGCTCTAGCTATAGCTTCTTGTTTTTCTTTTTCTTTTTTTGGGTCTTTCGGCTCTATTAAACCTTTTATTATTTCCGGCGTATAATATCCAATAGCTCCACCAATTGCAGCACCTACTGCTGTTCCTACTGGTCCACCAATTGCTGTTCCTAATTGAGCTCCCCAAATTGCACCTTTAGCTCCTATAATTCCTCGCATTCCTATTTCTGCACCTTTTGTTAATTGTTCAGCTTGCCCTTTTAATTTTTCAGGATCTAATGCCCCGCTTTTTTGCCATTCTTCAACTCTTTTCATAAAGTCTTCCATCCACCTGGTCGCTATTGGGGCGAATGCTTCTCCTAACGATATTTTCAAATCATCTATCGCCGATTTAAATTGTGCTATTTTGTTAGCCGTTGTATTGCTCATATCATCAGCAAATTTATCCGTTGCACCACTAGAATTTCTTACAGCATTAGCAACTTTGTTATAGTTTTCTTCTGTTGTTCCCATAATAGAAGCCAGTATTTTCATACCTTCTCCACCAGCAATCATTGTTAAATATCTATTTCTTTCTTCCTGTGTAAGACCTGCAGTAGCAATTTTTAAATCATCAGATAATGCTTTTAATCCTCTAAAATGTCCTTGCTGGTCATAAAGTTGAATATTTAAGTCTTTTAAAGCATTTCCCACTTGTTTCGATGGATTAGCCAACCTTCTGTAAATCCCTGCTAAATTACGTCCAGCTTGACCAGACTTAATTCCATTATCTGCAAGCACTCCTAATAAGATATTTACATCTTCAAAACTCTCAAAATTTCTTGAAGTCGCAGCAACATATTTATAAGCCTCTCCTAACATTTGTACATTGGTATTTGCATTATTACTCGTCGCAACCATCACATCCATAAGTCTATCAGAATCTTTTAGCGACATACCAAAAGCCGTCAGGTTATCTGTAACAATATCGGAAGTTTGAGCAAAATCACTTCCAGCCGCAATTGACATTTTCAAAAGTTTTGGTGTCATTTCTAACACTTCATTTGTTTTCATACCAGCCATTGCCTGATACATCTGTGCCTCTGCCACTTCCTGTGCTGTAAATTTAGTTGATCTACCCAAATCTCTTGTTTGTTGCATAAGTTGCTTTTCTTGTTGTACTGTAGCCCCCATTATAGCCTTATTTCTTCTAACTTGGTCTTCCAAATTTGCATAGGCTTCAACAGAAGATTTTAATACACTAACTGCTGTCCCTGCTCCTATACCAACTCCAACAGTTGCCAATGCTCCTTGAACTCCACTGAAAGAGTTTTTTATTTTACCAGCTATACCACCAACTTTATCTTTCAATGTTCCCAATGAACTTCCAGCCTTTTGTGCTACATTAGTAAATTTATCTTTCAATTCAAGCAATGCGCTCAATTTATACTCACTCATTCTCTAATCCACCTCCAATCATAAAAAACATAAACAACAACTCCGAATTACTTAATTCCCTTAGACTTTGCAGACTATGTCCACAATTTAAATAGTGAGCGACTGTTTTTGCTTTCCAGTCGCCCTTAATTAGTTTTTTATTTCTTCAACCACTTCTTCAACAGTAAATTTTTCATTCCAGCCAGCCTTTTTCATAAGTAATTCTGAAATATTTACTATGGTAGATTGGCTTAGTGTTTTTGATACAACTTCAATTGGATTCATTTGGCACCCCAATTTAGTAATCAATTTTTCATCTTTAAATATTTTTCCTGCAGTATAAATTAATTCACTGTCTTTGTCTGTACTATTACTGGATAAAATATCCAGTATTTCCATTCTGTTCAATACTTCTAATTCTAAAACAGCTCCATTCAATTCTTCAACTTTAACTTTTACTGTATCTTTTTTTTCTATTTTTTTGCTGTTTTCCAACAACATTTCTACTGTTATATTTTTCATCCCATACCTACCTTTTCTTATCTTATTGCGTTTTCATATCTAACATCGCTAGGAGTAAATCCGAAAGGAATTTCTTCTTCCACAATTTCTCCTCTTTCAAATTTTGAAAGCTCAATCGAATTTAACCAAACATTATCAATCGATACCCGTTCTTCTTGTCCACGTAAACTATCAGGATCTTTTATAGATGTGACTATTCTACTTCTCACATCTTTTCCTTTTACCCAATTTTCAAGTATTTTTTTCCCACGAGTATAAACTTTAAAAACTTTTATAGTTCCTTCACCTTTCAGTCCAGTTATTTTACTGTCAACAGAAATCCCCAGCTGTACATCTTTTCTTTCCGCCGTAATTTTAGCCTCTACAGATTTTAACTCCGCTACTTTTTCATTATCAAGCCACAATTCCCCATAAGCTCCTGTTATTGTTCTATTTCCTCTTATATTTTCCGACATTTTATCAACTCCTTTTCATTACATTGTCATTGTTAAGCTAAGTGAAGCCATAGTGTCTACAAATCTTACATCTCCAGTTAAATAAACCTCATCACCAGTAGGGTACTGTAAAATTTCTAAATCCGTCATACCATCTGTTTCCAAACCATCTATAATGATTGCCCTTTTCTGTGCTTCAATATCAATTTCTACTTTATTGTCATAATCTCCATTCAATACATTTGGTGACATTTCTTTAAAATATACTTTCGTTATATTTGAACAAAAATTCATTTTATTATCATAATCACTGATATAATTTCCAATCCAATATTTTTTGAATGTGTCCCTTATATCATCCACAATAAAGCACATACCCTCAACGACTTTAATTTTTCTTGTATCTTTTTTCCAAGTACTGTTAAATGTAGTTTTAGAGTTAACACCATAATTTACCCTAACTATATCTTCATCCATATACAAGCTAAATTTACCAATTTTAGGTTCATAATCTTCAACTTCTTTCAAATCATTCATGATGTGATTATCAGCACTACGGTTTAATGGCATACCTGCAATAAGCCCTGCAATAGCTGCTGTATATTCCTGTGCTGTAAAATCTCCATAAATAGACTTATATGTTCCACCATTTGCAAGTTCTACAATAGCTACATGATCTGTTTTATTCGCATAGCTTGATACATATTTTATAGTTTTACCAATTGGACCAGTATTCCCAAATTGTTGTTTTACCCAATTTACAACCGTTTGGTCTTCTGTTTCTAATGCTTTTGGATAAGCTAACCAGTTGAACTTTCGCATTTCTAAATCCTTTAATACTTTGCTTGTATCTTCTCCACTTTGTATAACTCTGATTAATATTTTAAATGCTCCATAATGCATAGCTAAATTAATGTATTTAATATTATCTTTATCCCATTTTTCAGTTTCAACATCGGCTATAGTTTTAAAAGTGTACCATTTTTCAGTAGCTTTTGTATCTTGTAAAATCAAACAAACAGTACCTCTTTCACTTCTTTGAATAGCTGTCGTTGCTAATGTTTTAAACGCAATACTAATGCTTGGACTCGCATTAATTTGTCCGACTATTGCCATTTTATCACTCTCCTATTTCTTTAATTTCATTTTTAAATTTCTCATTATCTTGTAATTAAATGGAACTCCGTTTTTATCAAATAGTGATAATTTTTTAAACACCTCATCACTAATCAAATCATTATTCTCATCAAATAATGATACTCTATTACCTTTTTCATCAAATAGATCTAATTTTTTTAGCAATTCATATTCCGTTAATTCAGTATCCCCATTCAATATTTCTTTTATTGTTTCAATACTATTGTCAAAAGTTCTTAAATCAGTCCCATACACATCAAATAAATCTAAATCGAAAATGTAATGACCTAGACCATCTACCATTTTTGTATGCTCATTTTTTAAAGTTAGACATCTATCTTTAACTTTTAAAATCTTATTACCTTTAGTTTCAAACATATTATCCAACTCATCAAGTGCTTTATAAACTTCCATTGTATTATTTTCATCATTTTCAGGAATATACATAATATCTACGCTAATAAATATTCGCTTTTTATAATTTGCAAAAAACTCATTTTTGTAGTCAATTACTTGGATATAATAGCACGGTCTAGTCAAAACATTTATATTATCAATTCCAACTTCTTTATCTGTAAAATCGTATATTTTTTTGCTCAGGGCTTTTATAAAATCCATAAATTCCATTATTATTCAAACTCCGCTTTTATTGTTGACCCTATTTCATCTTTAAATATAGGTTCTAATTTTTCTATTGTTTTCTTTAACATAAACACACCAGGTACTACTTCACCTGTATCTTTACCAAAATACACTGCTCTATGTCCATATTCAACATGGTTTACATACTCCACATTGTTATAAACCATCTGTTTGAAACTTCCACCATTTTCCCTATGCCAACCCATTCTTAATTGACCAGTATCCACAGGTGTTTCTTCTTTCACTTCTTTTATTGTTTCCTCAGCAATTTGTTTAAGCGTTGCTCCAACTTTTTGTGGAGTATCAGTAGCTAAAGTTTCTAATTTTTTTGCCAGTTTTTCCCAGTCACCGCTAAGTTTCATTTTTTTCCACCTCCTCTACCGATATTTCCTGATGTTCCAAAAAATCAGTGTACTTTATAGGTTTATTAGCTTTAAATTTATATTTTATCCCACCTTTACTTACCACCAAAATATCATTCTGCTTTATTTCCACATCATTACTAACAAATATCTTATACGAATTTTTAGAACTATTTATAACTCCACTCTCAGTAGCTCTTAAAATTCCAGCACTCAACTGACACTTAACATTTGTATAAACGACTTCCCAACCTTGAACTGTCAAACCGAATTCAGTCTTTGTTTTCGTATTTCTTTTAACTTCTTCTATCACATCGGTATCAAAAAAATCTTCAAACATCACATACCACCTTTATTTTATAACTCCAAGTTTTCTAAAACGATTCAAACTTTTTCTAAATTCCATATCATCGTTTAACTCAGTTACAAATTCAACTTGCCTATCTCCACTTTTCATAGATTTTATATTTCTATTTTTATCAAAATTATATTTAAAAATATATTTTGTTATAGGAGTTATCAATTCTCTTGGGAAGTCTTCTCGGTTCATATAGTTAATACTATCTTGAACAATGCTCTCAATAGCAAATTTAGTCTTTGCTTCATTTGGTGTTACATCAGAAATAATTTTTATTTTTTCATAAATTTCATCAATTAATTCAGTCATTTCTATTACCTCTTAAAAATAGAAAAAGTATGGCATTTAACCATACTTTTTTACTACGCTTCAATTGCAACCAAACCTTTTGCCTTATTATTCAACACAAAACAATCGTAGTAAAATCTACCTAAAAATAAAGTTCCTGAATAATTTTCAGAATCTGTTACCACTCTATATTCAGCCAATTTTACTGGGGCTACTGTTGCTGAATTATGTCCAACTAAACAAGCATATTTTTTAGTAGTTGCTGGTGTTCCAGTTTTAGCTTCCATCCATTTTTTAGTAACTCTTACGATTGGCACTCCGTCAACCATTCCTACCAATCCATTTATTGCTATATTTTGTCCGATATCTGAGGCTTTAATAAAGTTGTCATCTTTTTTTAGTTTTGTTAAAAACTCAGGTGTAACATAAGCAATTCTGTTTTGCGGCACATCCTCATCATTTAATTTTTCCTGTGCTTCCAAAAATTTAGCATAAGCATTACTAGCTGTAAGCCCTGCCACTATCTGTGAATTTGTATCACAAGATTTAAGAATTGTTTCAAACCTATATTTTTCAATTTCAGGAATTACCCTTTCTCTCAATTGTCTTGCCAACACTTCTCCAGCTTTAATTTTTGTCTCATCTTCGTCCATTTTATCCAAAAGCATTTTAAAAGCTCTATCTTTTGTTAATGTCAATTCTTGGATTGAATTTTGTAAAATGTCTGCATTTCCATAACCTGTATTTCTGTTATAGTCCCTATTATCAACCGTATTAATCGAAGTAACTTTTACAGTTTTAGCACCTACAAAGCTATAATCATTATTTACTATTTTCTGTGATACTGCTTCACTTGTAAATCTTTCATCAATTTTATCTGCAAATAATTCAGTATAAATCATTGCCATATTCTATCATCTCCTTTAAATTAAAAAGAACTAAAAGCCTTATCGAATGCTTCAAGTCCTATATCTTTTTTATCTTTTTCTCCTTCACTTCCACCGTTTAAAGAGTTTGGTGTTCCTCCGCTTTGTGTTTTAAGATAGCTAGATAAATTTTCAGAAAAAGATTTCACACTATCTTCAATCTCTTCTTGAGTATTTCCAGTAATGCTGCCTAAAAAACTATCTGGAATTTTATATTTCCCTAATATAGCCTTTTTCATCTCATTAGTTTTCAATGTTGCAAGTTCCGTATTTGAAGTATCAAGTTGTTTTTGAAGTTCAGCAAGGCTCTTATTATACTTCTCTTCTGCAGTAAGATTAGCATTATTGATTCTTGTTTCATAATCTTCAATCGTTTCACCGTGCTTTCTCTCCAATTCTTTTTTCTCACTTTCAAACTTTTTTCTCTCTCTTGCAATTCTTTCTTTAATCATTTCATCTACTTGTTCCTGTGTAAATGTGATTTCTGACATAACTGTCCCTCCCATTTAAAGTCTGTCGACTATTATTTTCTACCTAGATGTTTAATGTCCCTCAGTACGACAAATAAAAAGAGCAGTCGTTAAACTACTCTTTTGATTTTTTATCACTAAAATACAATTCATACAATTCTCGTACAACAATCAAACCTATCTCTTTTGCAACCTCAGAGCATTTCAATTCTTCAAAAAATTCTCTATCCATTCTCAGATATTCCTTATACAAGTAATTTTTCTCCTCGCTATTCTTAGCAGTACTAACACTTTCTTCTGCTTCTTTTAATTTTTTAAAGTTTTTATATAATTCACTATCTACCGTTAATTTCATTTCTTCTATACCTTAATCCCTTTTTTTTTGCTGTTTCATACTGCTTTAGTTCTCTCCAGATTTTAAATGTCATTTTATCTAGTAAGTCACCTTGCTTTGCTATTATCTCCGCCATCATATCTTTCATTTCAAACATGTCTTTTGATAACTCATGAATATACTTTTCATCAATTGCAGCTAAATATTTCAATTTCAAATTAGTGAACGAACTAAAATCATCATTGCTAAATCCCCACTCGTGATTACTATTTTTAGGATGGTTGTGAGTATACAAAGCGTCTTCAAAATTAATTTTAGTCATCTTATGACTTGGTATCGAATTTTCATCTCCTTTCAAAATATAAATATCTCCATTTTTAGCTATTACTAACGCATTTTCTTTACTTTTCTTAACAATTTTTTGTTCATATCTTCGCAACAATTCCAGCGGTTCATCTTTATACTCCGTTGCATTAATATTCCCTATATTTCTGTATCTACCACCTTCAACAAAAACAGTACCATTATTATTAATTATACCCTCATTTTCATTATTTTCAAAATCTTCTTTTTCAGGTTCATCAGAAAAAACATCTGAATACTCATAAGGAACAGTTGTACTTCTACAACGAGGGTGCATTGGCGGATAATTTTCTCCTTCCATTGCATTTTCCGTCTTGAACACCTCACCATTAAGACTAGCACAAGTATGACTTGTTCGACTATCCAATACCGCTAAAAACTCATACTTAACAACTCCAGAATCTTTATACCCCATAAGCGTTGCTTGGTTTTGTATATGGGCAGTTTCAGTTCTTACTAGCCTTTCAGCATTTTTATAACTTGTATCAAACTTCCTAGCTATATTTTGCGACATAGTTCTATAGTTAATACCTTTATTCAGTCCAACAATCACTTCATTCTTTATCGCTTTCGCTAAATTATCAATGTTACTCCATATTCTACTTGAATAATTAGCCCCACTCCATTCTTGCTCCAATGCCATTTTTATTGTACTACTGCTAATTACACCTTTTTTAAAATTCAAATCCTCAACAAATGATGTATAAGTATCTTCGTAAACATCAGCCAATGTATCTGTCACTTTACCTTTTATTTTCTCTCCTGACTGTATAAGTTCATAGTCGATTCCAGCTTTTAAGTTGTCAAGTCGGCTGATACGACTTTTATATGCCAGTGTTTCAAGTTCAACTGACATTTTCCTGAACTCAACAGGATTACTTTTTTTCAACTTCTCAATTTCCTCTACATATTTTCCTATATTGTATCGCCATTCTTTATACTCAGTACCACGGAGTAATTTATTTGCTTGAATCTTGTCGACACCTAGTTTTGTCACTTCTTGTTGATATTTAGCGTATAATTGGGCTATTTTATTCTCTATTTCTTTTTTACTCTCACTAAGTATTTTTACATATTCTTTGTATGCTTCTGTACCTTTGTTAAATGATAACTCTTCTCGTGCAAGTTGCCTTTTTTCCCAATATTCTTTATTCTTGTTTTTCATCTATTTTTTCCTGTTCATTTTTTAATCCTTTATATTCCAACGGTTGTTCAATTTGATTTTCTTTTTCAATCTTTTTCAATTCCGCTTCAGTATCTTCAATAAAAGGCAATAATGATATTAAACTTTCTTGTGATACAACATTTTGTAAATTTGTTATTACAGTTGAAAGTTCAACCAAATTTTCAGGAGTATTTCTTGTGAATATTTTTTGAATATCTAACGGTTTCAATGATAATCCAAAATAATCAAAAATTAACTCTAGCCTTTCGTTTAATGCTTTTTTAAAGTACATTTCTTTTTGTGCAGTTAGTTGTTCAAGTGCTAACAATTTATACCCTAATGCCACGCCTGAACTATTTCCAGCAAAATTTTCATCTTGCATATCAGGAATAAAAGAAAATTTATGAATATCCTGGTTCAGTCTATTTTTATTATTTTGAGAATATGTATCGTTTACATTTTTTATTAGCCAGTTGGCTTCTCCATTTTCTCCTAATAACATCACTTTGTTTTTCTTCAAACTCTCTATATCTTCTTCATCAGTTCCTTGCATATTTGTCAATACTAGGATTGCGTCTGTAAAATCCTTCATATCGTCTAATGAAGTTGATACCGCTTCATTATATCCATCAATCAGTGTTATTACTTTTTCAAAATCCCCAAGTTTCCTTTTATTGTTTATAAATTCAATAATTGGCACTTTGTTAAATCCGTGTAATCTAGTTTCGCCTTGCCCCTGTGGAGTTAGTATAATCCCTTCATAATCCATAACAGAAGTAAATGTATTGACAGTTACAGTTTTATCATCATAAATCTCCAAAATATAATCATACTCATTGTTTTCGTTTTTTTCTTTATTCCACCGAATCGCATATTTAATATTTTTGTCTATCGTATTATCTCTAATAACAAAAACATCTCGAGGATCCAATGTTTTAAAATTTATCGTATTATCTATATTTTTATACCATAACTCATACGACCGCCCAAAAATCGAACAGTTTTCAGCATGCTCATAATTACACTGCTGTTCTTCCTCCGTTGCTAAATATTTTCCAACCATCTCGTACTCATTAGCCAAATTATCTTCCAACAACTTATAATTGATATTTTTCCCAATAAAATAAGCTGTTGCTATCGTAGTTATATATCCTGGAAAATTGTGGATAAGTTTACTATCTGGTTTTTCCTTCAACCTATTAGGTTTTTCCAATATTTTATGCCTACCAACATAATAGTCTTCCAGTTTTTGTAGCCGCGCTAAATCATTTACTAAAAAATCCCACAATGCTTTCTCCAATATTTTTAATTCCATCATCTCACCCCCAATATATTTTTATTTAATGTTTTTAATTTGTTCTGATTTATAATTTTCTCAGCTATTCCTGTTGTTGCATCAGGTGCATCATCATGTTTATTTTTTCCTTCTTTTTGATATTTAGTCATTGCATCATAATACTCTGGATATTTATTTCTCCAATTAACAGGAAAATATATATGATCCATTATCCAAGTACTGTTTGAAATTATTCTAGCTATTTTATTTGCTCCTTGGTGAAACCAATTAACTCTAGTTTTATTTGTTTTATACTTTTCTTTTAATATTCTTTCTATGTTTCTTGCAAATCCGCGACCACCATTGTTACTTTCTATATCTGCTATATTTACTCCATACTCATAATGTCTTTTTGCTACTTCTTCTTCCGTTATTTCCATTCCGTCTTTTGTATAATAGACATCTAAAACATATGCCTCTTTTTGATACTCTCCGTAAATTATACTGCATAAATAATCACTTCCCTGATCCGCTGTATCTGTATAGCTCCTGATTCTCATAAATTCAAAATCTAACCTATCATATGTCTTAAATCCTTGATAAAGTCTACCTTTTAAGTCAATAGGTTCTTGCTGATAGTTAGCGCTTGCTATATCTGAACCCATTGTTTTTACTTTTTTATCATACTCATATCTCGGTAAAACTTCATCACATAACATTTCACCATTATTTTTCAAGGCTTTCATTGTTATATGTTTTATCTTATATCCATTTCTTTCTAATTCATTAAGTGCTCTACCCGCTAAGTCGTTAGAATGCCAGCGTGTCATTATTATAATTATTTTCCCACCTATCTCCAATCTTGAAAGCATTGTATTTGTGAACCATTCCCAGTGTTTTTCTAATACATTTTCATTATTTGCTTCTTCAGCATTCTTTATTAAATCGTCTATTATAATGATATTTGCTCCAAATCCTGTTGCGGTTCCTGTTGGAGAAGTTGCCAGATAGTTGCTATAATTGCCCTCTAAGCTCCACAAGTTCATAGCCCCATCACCTTTTTTTATTCGTACGTCTTTGAATATATCGTTATAAACTATTTTCTCAGGATCTGCCTTTATTTCAGATATAGTGTTTCTCACAGCTTTTGAAAAAACAGTCGATAAAGTTTCGTTATATGAACCAGTCATTATTTTTTTACTTGAATCACGTCCTAGCAGCCATTCAACAAACATTGTTGCTGTCCTAGATTTTCCATGTCTTGGTGGCAAGTTAATAATTAATACATTTTCTTCGTTGCCCATAAAATTTTGCATTGTTTCACACAGCTCTACTAAATAACTGCGGCTTTCTTTATAGAAGTCAGGTGCCATCAAATTACAATAAAAAAAGAACTCACGTCTTGCAAGTTCCAATTTCGCCCCTAGCACTATTTTACTTTCCATTCGCCAGCTTCTTCAATTCTTCAGTAGTTAGCCCTTCAAATGGGTTGCTTGTTTTAACTTCCCCTGATAACTGTACCTTTTCCACATAGTCGCCATCCATTTTATTTAATATATCCAATGCCTTCAATCTGTCTTGCAACTTTTCATTTCCATTTTTAATAACTTCACTTAGCCATTCTCTTTTTTCCCTTGCTGTCAATATTCTGCTTTCTTTTGCTTTCTCCTGCAATTCTTTTATATATTTTTTTATGTTGGTTTTTGTTAAGTTTTCACTTCCGATAAATCTAGCATTCTTTTCTTTATACCCAGCCTTTATTGCGGATTCAGTAGCATTTCCACAAGCTACATAATATTCACAAAAAGCCTTTTGTCTAGTATTTAATTTCAATGCTACCACCTCCTTTTTGCAACAAAAAAAGACAGCTTTTAAACTGTCTTGTCCTTATATAAATCAAGGATCCAATAACAAGTACTCAACTCATACTCTTTCATCTTGACATATTATAACATATTAAAAATTATATACAATATCAAAAAAGTATCATTTTTCAATTTAATATATTTTTTATTACATCATCTGAAAATATAACTAGTTGCAACTGTCTAATCATTTTATTTTTATATCTCTTTGCAGTTATAACGCTTATATCTAATTTTTCAGATATATGCTCAAATGTTAAATCATCAAAATATTTCATTTCTATTATATCGTAATATTTATTATTCCTAATTGTACCTAATGCTCTTTCAACCATATTAACAACGTTTTCTATTCTTACGATTTCCTCCTTTAATTTTTCAATTCTGTTTTCAATCTTTTCTAGTTCAGATAGATACACCTTACTAGTCTGTACATTAACACCCGTTTCCTTTTTATGAATTGACATACCCTCTCTCTTCAAATCCTCTATAAGCATATTTTTAGAATCAATAGCACCTTTCAATAAAGATAACTCTGATAACAACTTCTCTGTCTTCTGGAACGGTGTCAGCTGTTTCTCAGCTTTTATTTCCTTATCATTCCTCATTTTTTCCAATATCTTTTCTGCTATCTTTTCTATATCTTTTTCGTTCATTTTTATTCCTTTCTATTTTCAAAATAAAAAGACCAGTTTTATTTGGTCTTTTTTTCTAATTTTCTTTTTATTTCTTCTTTTTTTTCTTCAAAAGTTTTTCCTTTTGGAAAAACTGTTCTATGCAATTCTTTATGAGTTTTTTCATTCAAAGCGATATAATTATTAGTTTCTGTACTTATATGACCTGGTGTTCTAGCCTTTTCCTTATCATGATGTATATGAAATTCTTTTTCTAATTTATCTCCTGTTATTTCGTCATATTCTGATTTTTTTCTCTTCTCTCTCTTGTTTTCTTTATCTATTTCATTATAATAATCTGCTCCAATTTTTTTACATTCCATCGTTTCGTTAGAACAATTAATATTGTTTAAATGCTCTGAAATAAAACGTAACTCTTCTTTTTGTCTTACTGTAGTGTTAGCGTCCATTCTGTCATCTATATCCTTTTTAAGTTGTGGACTTCTAATATATACTTCTTCCGCAGTTCTTATTTTTTCACTATCTGGAACTTCTTGAACTATGTATTTTTTTGCATCTCTTTGATTTATTCTAAGCAATACGCTTATTGTCTTACTTTTAGAACTCACACAAGTTTGACCATTATTCAATAAATAAACTTCATTGGAAATAGTTTCTTCTATTTCTTTTTTAGTTTTTTCATCCATTAAATTTTCACCTTTTGGTTTTTCATAGTTAATTTCACCAGCTTTCTTTCTAACAGTCATAAGTTTTTTGGAAATATCATCCTTATTTTTACTCATCTGCATCAACTTCTTCACATATTTCATTAAACTTTTTCATAGCTTCATTGCTTTCTTCTGAATTATTATTTTTATCAGGTGCAATTATTTTAGCAATTTTTCTTTTCCATTTTTTTCTTTCATCTTTATTAAATAAAATTTTATCATCTAAACCTATGATTTTAGCCCTTGAAGGATTATCGACTTTTAAAAATGTAAATATAAGTAATTCTTTTTCTAAAAAATCATTTATATTTTTTATAAATATCCAAGCATTTTTCCATGTATTTGCTTTGATTTCTATATCAGGAAATTCTCTTTTTATTTCTTTTCTAAGTTCCTTTAATAGTTTGTACTCTTTTTTTAAATCTTCTAAAGATTTAAATTTCTGCCATTTCATTTGTTCCTCCTTAATAGTTATAATAATATATTATACCCTAAGACCAGAAATGTTCAACTGCCATTGTCCTATTTTTTCAAATTTGTTTTCTAAAATTCACATTTCTTCAACTTATGTTCCTCTTCTATATCCTCATACTTCATTATCGGTGATACCTCATATATACTGCCATTTTCAAATTTCAGATACACCTTTTTGCTTGTTTTAGATTTTAACTTTTTAACAACTTTATATTGCTTGCATTCTTGCCGAAACTTCTCGTAATATGTACTACAACTTATAGTTATTACCAAAAGTCCTGCTAATAATAATTTTTTCATTTCAATTTCTCCTATTTCTTTTTATACTTGTCTTTGTTCAGCACTTTTTCAAAAGTTGATATTTTATTATCTGTCCTGTTCCAAAAATCAAAATGTCCGTATTGTTTTTTCCATTTTTTTAAATTAAACTGCATTCTATCCTTGTTTTTCATACTCCCTCCTAATTTCTATCATTTTCCTAACACCAGCCAAACGTTCTTAATACCATTTTGCTGACATCAGTAATTTTCTAATCCAATCGACTTTCAACGACTAACCTTTTTTAAATTTTTCTACCTCTTCATCCGTTTTTAATGAGAAATATCCAAAATCAATCGTTTCCCACATCCATTCCTCAAAAACTTCTCTTAATTTTTCTTTATTTTCAAATATTTCTTTTGCTTTTTCTTCTTTATAACCCTAGTCATCTACTAAGTCAATTACCTCTCTGTTTTCTGAAAAAGCATTTGCTGTGCTGTCTACCATAAAACCAACTTTATATTTGCTCATTATTCCTCCTTAAATGCTCTAAAATGATTTTTATAAACTTTCTTCAGTTCTTTTATTTGTTCATCATCCAAATAAATACCCCTTACATTGTATTTTCTTTCAAATGTCTGAACTCCCCAATTATGTTTCTGATTGTGATGTAGTCTACACAATGAAATATACCGCCCTTCCTGTCCAGTGTCTTTTTTATAAGTTCCGTGAATACTTGCGATTGAATCCCAATGTTCCAAGTCTATACTATTACTTTCTGTATGATATTTTCCGCATACAGCACATTTCCTATATTTCAGCATAGAATAAATATATTTTTCTTCATTCTGCTGTTTATACAGCATTTGCATTTCTTCCCACATCGCTATATCGTTCTGAAGAAAATAGTCAAAAAGGAAATTAGTAAATGCCACAGCTTCGACATTACTCATTAATTTAAGTGCCAAACTAAAAGTATCATTCAGTTTGATAAACAACATTTGAATTTCATCAGTTACAAAATCCATTAAATCGTTTGTGATTATATTGATTTTGCTTTCTTTTGTGTAATTCTTGTCAATTATGTTTCCGATTCTGTCTTTCAGCTTGCTCTCCATGTTCCTGAAAGGCTTGTATCCCTTTATATTCTTGCCGCTGTGCTTGATATAAAATTTTTTCAAGTCTTCCTTTGCCTTGTAAAGAAAGTAGTCAGAAACGGCAGGCTTTTGCTTGCTAGTCTGCCAATTTATATCTACTCCTTTCAAATGATAGGCGTAGCAGTCTATAAACCAATATATCAATCTCTGATTTTCCCTTGACATTCTTTTAGACATCTAAGTTTCCTTTCCGCCAAGCATGCCTAAAATTCATATATCCTACAAACCTTTTCTTTTTAGTTTCCTCGTTAGGTTCATACTCTTTGTCCGAATTTTGGATTTTCTGACGACTTTTAACTATGTTGTTAATTGAATATCCGTCGTATATTTTTGTCGCCTGATCTTGTGTTATTATTCCGTCCTCAACTAATATTAAGCACATAACAAATGTATCTGGATTTTCAGCGTTCCGTGTTTCAGGATAATCATTTAAGATTGCTCTCACTCTATCTTTTGCCAATCTTTTTCCCATTATTGCCTCCTAACTAAATAAGCTGTTAATTTCATATCTGTAGCTTGTTCTTTTCTTTTGCTGAAATAACTGTTTTCCAAGCTGTCTTACTTCATCTATGCTGATACTTTTCTTATTTGTTATTTTGTAAAACTCATCAAAATTGTGAATATCTATTGCATAAGTTTCTGACAAATCTCTAAAATTAAGTATCATATACGCTTTGACATTATTTTTCTTTGCTTCCAGTCGCAAGTTATACAAAAATGTCTGCTGTTCATCTACAGTACTTTTTATATTTGAAAAGCTCATAGATTTTCCTAGAAAACTTTTTAACTCAACAAGGACAAGTTGCCCGTCCTTGAAAAGTAAAAAATCACATAAGTTTTTATTTTTGAATCTAATCATCTGTCCATTTACAGTTCCCGTTGTTCCATCCTTAAATCTATGTAAAAAGATTTTATCAGTATCAACACTATTCTTAAAATCGTTTTCAAATTTTTTTCCCGGATTAGTAGCCATTACTCAACAACCTCTGCTTTCTGAACAGTTGTAAGCGTTGCTCCATAAATACCGTCCTTGCCTCTTTTTGTAACCGTTATTTTCCCCTCATCAATAAATTTTTCAACAATACTTGTACATTCCTTAGCCTGTATCTTAGTATTCAATTGAATGTCCCTAGCTTGATAATAATACGGCTCATTCTTTTTTACAAATTCAAAAACCTTGTTTTCCTTTCTGGATTTTTCTTTTTCCTCACGGCTCTGTTTTTTGCTCTCTGCAATGCCAAATGATTTCGCTGGAGAATTTACTACCTCAACTTCTTTTTTTTCGCTGACGACTTTCTGTGTAGCTCTAGTTACTTTATATTCAATTTTATATGTTCCGTATTGCCCTTTTTCAATTCTTTCAACTGTACGATTGATTTTAAATTTAATCATTCTTATGATTTTTTCAAGCATTTCAGTTTTAAAGATTTTAGTGTTGTCAATTAAGCCTTTAATAACATTTTTAACCAACTTTACTTTGTTGATTTGTAAAGCTACAACAAAACAATCGGCTATTTCTTCAATTAGATTTTGTTCATCCTTGTAAAATGTTTTTCTGTAATTTCTATATGCTGTTTGCAGCTCTTCAATTTCTTCATAAAGTTTCAGCAGTTGTGGCTCTGCTCCAAAAAATTTTTTTATTTTTACAAGTTTTTCTCTGTATTCTCTGTTCAAAAGCAATTTCTTTGGATTTTCTCCAAATAACTTTTCTGAATTTATTTTTTTGATGATATTTCTTGAAATTTCATCAAGTTTATTTATATCATCAATATCTGTTATTTCAAGCATTTCATTCAATCTTGTACAATATTCAGATTCTGTTACATTTTCCCTTTGTAAATCAGTTAAGAAATTATTATATATAATTCCTGAAATCTTATCATTCGCAAACTCAATATTTAATTTTAAATCACTTCTCTTGAACACAAACTGAACTTTCTTATCTTCCACATTTTTTTTAATTAATTTTGCATTTTCTAAATTGTATGCTCCTTTACAGCTGTTTATCATATAATCTACTACGTTGTTTCCTAACATTTTATTTCCTCCTGATTTTATATACTTTGTTTATTTTTTTTCATCTTAATTTTCAAAATCTTCTCAATTTGCCTAACTCTCTTGTTGTTACTCTCTATCTGAACACCATTTTGTTTTATCTTTTCAGATTTTTTCATCATCTGTTCATTCAAAATTTTGTTTTGTTCTTTCAGAATTTCATTGTTACTTTCCAACCTTTTCTTTTCTTCCTGTAATTTTTGCATTTATCCTCCTATCAGCATTTTTTCTCTAAGTTCACTAAAATCAACTGCTCTAACTTCATTTTGCGGCTTATATTCTAGCTTAATAAAATTAAGATTTTTAGTATTTTTTACACCGACACTCGCATAAGTGATAAGTTTCAGTTTCGCTTGTCCAATGATTTTATATGTGCCTGAATAATAATTTTTTGTTTCGTATGGATTTTCTAAAAAATCCTTATAAATTCCATCAAACTGAAAATTTAAAAAATTATCAAATTCAACTTTGTCCATTGTGCAAATTCTACGCCAACCAAGAAAATCGATTACAGCATGAAGTCCTTTGTCCTCAAAAGCCACCATTCCTGAACTGCCGACTTTTCTAACCCCTTCAATCAACATTTTTTTAGCTAAAATCACTTGATGTTCGATGTTAGCAATTTTTTTAGCAACTTCTAAAATTTCAGCTGGTTGTGGTATAAATCCACTTTTCCTAGTTTTTAAAATTTTGACAACCGCTTCTGCAAATTCTTTTTTAGTCAACTCATTTGCAATCGTCAAAAAATAAATAGTTGCGACACTTTCCTTGTCTTTTGTGTTTGGATAAGCTGCTAAAAGCAGTTTAAATACTTCGTTAAATTCTTGATTATTCATTTCCTGTCAATCCTCCTAATAAATTCGCAATGCTTTCGTCAGTTACTCCAACAAAGTCTTTTTCTTGATAATTTTGGAATTTTTTTTCTTTTTCAGAATTATTACTATTTGCTTTATCATCATAATTTCCTTCGAGCACTTTTAAGAAATTCGATTTGTTAATAAACCAATCGAACGCTATTTGCCACCCTGTTTTATTATTTCCTTGCAGAAAACTAGATGTGTGTATTTTTTCCATTGACTGTATTACTTCTTCCAGCGAATACTCTTTCAGCAAATTATTAATAACTCTCTTTCGTTTTTCAGTTATTTTTAATTGTGTACCTGATAATTTATATTCATGAGCAATTTCTATCCAGTTATTTTTTATTTCTTCACACACTCGTGAAAATTCATTTTTCACATGTATATATTCTTTAGTACTTACTTCTTTAGTATTTAATTTATTAGTATTTAATTCTTTAGTATTTAATTGTCCTTGATTTTCTACCGCTTGACTTTCTAGGGGTAGATTTTCTACACCTTGATTTTCTACCACTTGACTTTCTAACGTTTGTTCTTCTGTTGTTTGTTCTTTTTGTCTTTTATCAAGAGGTTTTTCAAAAATTTCATAAACATATTCTATTTTTTTATTTCCACGTTTTTTATTTGGAAATATTTTAGATATTCTTAAATACCCAAATTTTTTTAGCTCTTTCAACCCTGTTTTTATAGCAGTTTCATTTTCAGCACATATCGAAGCTAATCCTGAAATTGAATAATCCCAATTTTCTGGTAGACTCAACATTAAAGTCAAAAGCCCTTTTGCTTTTAAGCTCATTCCTTTTTCTCTTAAATGATAATTTGATATTACCGTGTAATCACTCGTTTTATTTACTCTAAAAGTTGCCATTTTCTTTCCTCTCCCTATATCTTGTAATTTTCATAACTTTATGCTAAAATAAACACAAAATATAGATTTTTATGAATTTTTGTTAGCACTCTTCGGAGTGTTTCTTTGTTAATTAAATTTTCCCAGTCTCAATCTTTTCTGATCCCTTATTATGAAATATCCTTGACTGTTAAAGTATATTTCGTTTACTGTCGTTCTTTTTGTCCTGGAATCAAATAATAATATACTTGCTCCCGTTACTTTTCCGTGCCTCTTGCTAACTCTCTTAATCTTTTCTCTATTCCCTGTTTCTTCTAAGATGTATAAATTTTCATATCTTAGACATTTTCTTAAAAATTCTTTAAACATTTTTTTCTCCTTGAAGTTCTTTTAGATTTGTGATATATTGCCTTTGTTATCAATATTTTAAAAAAATTTAAACATTATATATTTTCAAAACTTAGCAGACAAGAAAATATATAACTTGGAAAGGAGAACTAAGATGTATTTTCTAGATAAAGAATTAAACCAAGAAATCCCTATGATAAAGGTAAGATCTACCAACATTTTGTTCATTGGTTATTTTAATTTAAAGTTATATGTCCGTTTCAAAAAATCAGAATTTGTATATAGGTACAGCAACATTAATCAAACTCTTTACAATGAATTGAAAAATGCTGAATCTAAAGGAAGTTTTCTTTCGCAGAAAGTAAAAAAATTTCCAAGAAAACACCCATACAAAAAACTAAAAGGGAGTATTTATGTTTAATAACTAAATTTACTACATTTTAAAAATACTTAAATATTAGAATTTTAAAATAAAATACGATATAATTCCTAAAATGATTAATATACTCGCTATAACTATTTTGTAAATATTTACAAAGAAAAACTTCTTAAATCTTACAGGTATATGAAACAGCAATATATTAATCCAAAATTCAGCCACTATGGATATAATCTTTATCCATAGTTTTTTTATTTTCATCTCACACCTCCTCTCTCAACATTTTTCTATAATTTGTTTTGCTTTCCTATCATTATTAAAATAATTACATCTTTAAGAAAGGAGTAATTATTATGGAAAATAATGATGAAAAATTAAAAGAAATCGCTGACTTGATTAATTTAATTATTATTTTAAAAAAATCAAGTAATTAAACCGTTTACTTTTAACAACGAATTAATCAAAAAAATTTAATTTTCTAAATATTTGCTGGATTTGTTTTTTCCTATCCCATTTAAAAAAATTATAAATTGCATTTCTTGAATACCCAATTTTTTTAGAAAATTCATCTATCGTCAATTTATTCTTTTCTATCAAATATTTAAATCTAGCAAATTCAGGGTGTTCATTTGATTTTTTATATTTTCTAGCCATACTATCACCTCGTTAAAACTATATCACATCTGTTGTTAAATGTCAACGGATATAAAAATTTATTTTTTAATAAAAAAAGAGCCTTTTTTAAAGCTCTTAAAAAATACTTTATTTTCCTTCTTTCAAATCAATTCTTACATTTTTGTAATTATGTTTTTGTAATAAACTTAATAAATTACTTCCATTTATTAAAGTCAAAGGTTTATCTTTAACAAATTCATAGGAATCAGCTCCAAAATCTGAAGTAGTAACTAGAATTCCTTTTGTAGCACCTTCGTTATGAACTGTTCCATATAAATCCCGAACTGCTGATATTCCTACTAAATTGTTATATCTTTTTGCTTGTATGATGTATTTTCCACCTTTAATTGGATTAGGATCAAACATTACTGCATCAACTCCACCATCTCTGCTTGCTTGTGTAGTTTTTACTTCTACTCCATCATTTTCAAATTCTTTTTGAAACAATTCTCTTATTAAGTATTCAAAATCTTTCCAATCCATATTTGCTATATTTATCCCCTCTATTTTATCACCTATTCCAACATTATCAATAAATCTTTTATCTTCTGTATTTATATTCAATATTGGAGCAACAGGAATTAAATCATTTAAATTAGATTTTGAAATACCTTTTAATTTTCTAAAACAAGTTTTATAGTCAACTTGCTTTAAATTTATAACATCAAAATCTTCTTTTTTAGTTTGTATACTTAATAAACAAAAACTTTGTTCATTTCCAGTTGCTTTATTTATATTTTCTATCCAACCATTAAATACTATTGATTTCACGCTATCATTTTCAACTTTTGAATATAAAACTTCTACAATTTTTAAAACTAATCCATACAATAATTCATTATACACTTTTTCTTTTTGTTTCTCAGTTATATACGTTTCATTAAATTCATCTCGTGATTTTATATAAGTCATATTTTTTAAATCTGGTATCACATCTATATTTGGCAGAACATAATCTAACACTAATATTTTACTTAACTCGTTATACTCTAAATCATAATCTCCCTCCAAACCTTCGTATGGAAATTCTATCGCATCTAAGACTAATTCAAAATATTCTTCAACCGCCTCTTTTTTGTTTTTATTATATCTATTATTTAATTCTTCTATACTTTTATTGTATTTTTCACGTTCATCATAAAAACTAATTTTTCTATTTTCCCAAATTTTCAATTCTTCGTTAAAAACTCTCAAATTTTCTTCATTTGCAGCTTTAATTCCTTCACATTTCACTTTCCATTCTTTCAATTCTTTTTCATATTGTATTTTTTTCTTTCTCTTAATTGAAGGAATTATTTTTGACATAAAAGTTTCTTTATATTCTGGTTTAGGAAATACAGTTTTAACAGATATTTCTGGACGTTCTTCATCAAATGTATCTTCTCTAATCTGATCCAACAAACTAATTTTATTTTTTATATGTATATGATTAGCTATTTTTAAAAAAGTATTACGTTGATTTTCAGCATTTTCTTTCGTTGTCTTAGCATAATTTTGATTACTTTCTACATATTCTTTCTGTAATTGTTTTTGATATTCTTTTTCGGCTTTTGCTTGCTCCCTTTTCATTGCATTTAATTTTTGAACTCGTTCTCTTTCTGCACGTTTTCTACTTCTTTCTGCCTCACGTGCAGCCTGTTTTAAAATAGTAGTAAAACTTTTTCCGCGTCTTGCCATATTATCCCTTTCTTTTATAATTCATCTATTTTTTCTTTTACCTTTTGTATCAAAGTCTCTGCTTCTTTATAATCGCCATTTTTTAATTTTATATATTCAATTTTTTCCACCATTTCATTTAAAATATTCTTTTGACTTTTAACATCTAATAATTTTAACAAATTTAACATTTCATCATCAATTTTATAATTTTCTATTTCGTCACTCGTTTCATCTTCATCATCCATATATCCAATTATTTTATACAGTTTACTCAAATCTATTCTATAAAAGGCTGATAAAGCCTTTAAATAAAAAGGATTAGGCTTTTTCTTTTGTCCATTTTCAAGCATAAATATTTCCTTTTTATTCAAATTTGTATATGCCGCTACTTGACCATACGAATAATCTTTACTCTCTCTAACTTTTTTTAAATAATTTCCTAATTCTTTTAATTGTTCGTCTTTTATTCTAAAATCTGACATAACTATCATCCCTTTTTTCTATAATTATACAATATTTTTGTTGTCATTTGATAATTTTTTAAAAAAAGTGTTGACATTTAACAACAAAAGATATATAATATTTGTGTAAATAAAATTTTACAAAAAAATTTTTACTCAGTTTGTTGTTAAATGTAAACGATAGGAGATGATAAAAATGAGTTTTAGTGAAGCATTAAAATACGCAGAAGGAGCAGAAAGAGCAAGAGACTTAGCTTGGGATCGTTTATGCGAAGAAGAAGACAAAGCGATAGAAGAATACAACGATTTCTGTAATCATTTAGAAAATGAATTTAAAGAATTTAAAGCAAAATATGAAAATGAATTGCGATATATTTCATTAGAAGAACTGCACGATTACTTGATTTCAAGATACGAAGAAAAAGATTTTGATTTTGAACCATTTGAAAGCCTTGTATTAGACTATATTGAAGGTACAAAGGCTTGGGAAGACTGGGAAAAGAAAAATCCCAATTACACAGATGAGCAAGAGAAAGAGTTTGACAAGGAATGCGATATGATACGTGATAAAATGGCAGATATTTTGTATAATAAATTAATTTAGGAGAAACGTAATGGACAAAATGTGTGAACTCGCCAAAGCCCTAAGTGACTTGAAACTTACAAGGAACGAAATAAGGAAAGGGCTAAGCGGGTTTGAGGTTTTAACAATTTCTAAAAGATGTAAGACAACAGTAAATGAAACTTGTGAACTTATAGAACGTCTTTTGGAGAACAATACAAATATAAAATTTTTAAAAAATAAGGAAGCAAAGAAAAATAATTATAGAATAGAGGTAGAGAGATGAAATTTGAAGTATTAGAAATGGTAAATGAAAACAACAAAAAGGCTTTGAGAGAAAAAGAAGCGAAGAAATTAAAGAACAGAATCAAGAAATTGTTTAAAAAGTAAGGAGATGAACTATATGAAATTTTTTAAAAAATTTTGGGAAAAAATAAGACCAAAAACATATTTTGATTTATTGGTCTTGAACATGATTGCTTTGATATTGGTAATTATAAAATTATTGCTTAAATAATGCGATTAAAGATATTACAGTGCTTATTACAGATAAAATTAATGTTATCTGAAACTGTTTGGAGTTTCCGATTTCTTTCTGAATTTCAAATTTATTAGACTTCTGAAACTCCCTTAATTGTTTTTCGAGCATTCTTACTACATCTTTGTTATCTTTAAACTCTTTAGGTAATTTAGATATTGTTTTTTCTAATTTTTCTATAGAACGGCAAATATCTTTGTAATCATTTGGCATAAATACTCCTTTCAGGTTAAATTATGTTAAATATTATTCAAAAACTGGCTATCTTTCAATAGCCAGAACCTATAAAACAACATACACGAAACGGTTTAGCCAAAACCGATTTTACTTAATAATTTTACAATATTAATTTAAAAAAATCAATAAAAAGTATTAGTTTAATCGTGCCATCTATGCCACTGCATATTTTTGCACAAGGCATAGCTACTAGAATATGCAGAACTGTCATAATGAGTCTTCTTTTCTAATATTTATTTAATTTTTAACTATTATAGATGGCACAATTAAGTTAATACAAACAATATTTTTAGTCAGTATCATAAAAGCATTTCTAGGTAACAAAAGGGCTTATCAAAAAGCATTTGGGCAAATCAAATATTACTGACTAGAGATAAAGAATAGGAGGAATATGAAAACAGAAAAACAAATTAGAGAAATGGCAGAGACATTACACAAAAGAATTGACTTGACAATGAAACAAGGGAAAACTTTTGAAAATCCTGAAGTGCAGAATTTACATACTTCATTGGGATTAATATATATTATTTTAGACAAAGAAAAAGGAGTGATTGGATGACAAATACAATGAAATGGATAATTCTAATTATAGCAACTGCCCTAATTCAGATTGGAGTGCTTAGAGTTAAAGGGCATTGGATATTTGGTGGTAATGTGGCATTTCCGTTTTTAATAGCAATACTGTTATGGTATATGCCAAAAAGAGCAAAAGAATTTATGGGGTCTTGTAAATAGGGGCAATTTAAGAGAACAGGAGGATGTGTTTTGGGAGTACTAAAAAAAGCAAAAAAGAAAAAAATTAGAAAGGAAATTATAGAGAAAGCTGTCACTACAAAGGAAATTTTTAAAGATGAAAACAGGAAATCAAAAATAATGATTATGATGTCTCTGTCGAACTTATGCAAAAGTTACAGAAATTATTTCAAGATTCCAAAAATAACTGACGAAAATCTTGAGAACGGCGATACTAAAATAGAAAAAATAACAGAGGATCAAACGCTTTGGTGTACTTTTGAACTTGAAGATATTGTCCAAAGGAGCTTCAGAGCTTTGACAAGACTGATTAATGAATTTGAATTTGAAGATTTACATAATCCTGAACAGACTGTTATCAAAGATTTTAAGAACGAATTTATCATTATACATTTCAGAAAGATGTACGAGCAAGAACTTGAGAAAATAAAATCTAAGTTTAAGATATATTCAAAAACTAGATACAATACGACTGAAACTGCTTTACATCAAATGTTTATAATCTTTGCTTATTACAAGATCTTTAAAAGAGAAGCCGAACAAAGAAAGTTTAGCAAGAAAACTGGAATGTACTTAAAAACATTAATCACAAAAACAAATAAAAAATTCTCTGAAATTGAAGAAGTGATCAAAGAAGGCGAAAAAGAAAATTTTGAAAAAGACATGCTGGAACTTCTAAAGTTTGAGGAAGCTGGATTCAAGATAAAATGGGCTGGTTATAACAGGAAACAGGCATTGAAACTTAGGAGCAGGGCATAGATAAAGAAATGGAGAAGAAAGTGAACTATAAAGAAATAAGTTATAAAAATGAAGAAGAATGGCACAGCATAAGGCAAAAGCATATTGGTGGCTCAGACTGTTCAATAATAATGGGGCATAATCCCTATAATGAAGATATACAGGAATTATGGCGAATCAAAACAGGAAGAGAAAAGCAAAAAGATATAAGCAATGTCCCAGCAGTAAAAAACGGAATACTGCAAGAGCCACATTTAAGAGGAATTTTTGAATCGCAATATCCTGAATTTGAAGTTAAGACACTTGATAAAACACTTGTATCTCTAAAATATCCGTTTATGGCTGCAAATTTAGATGGTATATTGGAAAATAAAACAAGCAAGGAAAAAGGAGTACTGGAAATAAAAACGGCTCTTGTTTGGGATTGGAAACAGTTTGAACGTGACTGGAAAAACGAAGTGCCAATGCACTATTATTTACAAGTCCAGCACTACTTGGCTGTAACAGGTTGGAAATTTGCGGTTTTATTTGCAAATATAAAATTGAGATGGGCTGATGAAAGCATTTTAAAGAAATTTTACATTGTACGTGATGAGGATGACATAAAAGAAATTATAAAAAAGGAACTATGGTTCAATTCATTTGTAATCAATGACATTGAGCCACCATCAAAAAGAAGATTAGTAATATAGGAGGAAAAATGGGAACACAGGAATTACAAGTAATTGAGTTTGAAGTGACAGAACTAGTGCCAGCTAAAGTTTCAAGTAATATTAATGACTTGAAAAACTTTATGAAAATTGTTAAGCAGAAATACGAAGGCTGGATCATTACTGAAGATGATATTGATATAGCTAAATCAGAAAGAACTAAATTAAATAAACTTGAGAAGAAAATAAGTGATGAGAGAAAGAAAATACAGAAAAAGGCAAATGCTGATATCGAAATACTCATTGATACTCTTAAAACTTATGAAAAAGAAGTAAAGGGGATATCAAACTTTATTGGCGAACAACTTAAAGGATATGATGAAAAAATAAGAGAAAAAAAGAAAGTTGAAGTACAGAAGAAAATAAATAACATCTTCACAAGAAACCCAGGATTAAAAATTTTCCTGGAATGGAATGACAAATGGCTAGATAAATCATTTACTTTCAAGAAAATTGAGAACGAAGTACAAAAACAATATGATGAGCTTGAGAAAAAACAAGACTTCATAAATTCACAAATTGCAAAGGCAAATTCAGAAACTGAATTTATGATAACTTTTGAATCAATGAAATTTTTAATGACTGAGGATTATAACCTTATTACTGAAAAAATTGAAAGCAAGAAGAACGAAATCAAGCAGACAGAGGCAAATTTAAGACAAAAAGCTGAGGAAGAAAAACAAAGAGCTATAGAAGAAGCTGAAATTCAAAAACAAAAAGAAATTGAAGAAATCAAAAAGCAACAAGTTGTTCAAATAGAACTGCAGAACATGGAAACTACTAAAAAAGAAAAATATTATGATACAACAATAAGATTTATAAATGCTCCGTTAAGTTTTCTAATAATGTTGAAAAAAGAAGCGGACAGACTAGGAATTGAAACTGAAAAAATATCAAGCAAACAAATTTAGGAGGATATAAAAATGGGAAGACTAGGAAATGAAAAACACAAAAATGATGATAAGGTAATGAATTTTAAAGTAGGAAATGACAATGTGCAATTAAGCATAAATCTTGTTAAAAGATATTTGTCAGGAGATAATCCAAATGTTACAGAATCTGAAATAATGTACTTTATGAAACTTTGTAAAGCAAGAGGACTTAATCCTTATATAAGGGACGCCTATTTAATAAAATATGGAAACCAACCAGCTGCAATTATAGTGGCAAAAGATGCTGTTGAAAAAAGGGCAATACAAAACCCAAAATATGACGGTAAAGAAGTAGGGATATATGTAGAAAATAAAGAAACTGGGGAATTGATAAAACGTGAAGGCTCTATACTTAGAAAAAATAAAGAAGAGTTAGTTGGGGCTTGGTGTACAGTTTACAGAAAAGATTGGAAATATCCAATTACAAAAGAAGTTAATTTTGACGAATACATACAAAAGAAAAAGGATGGAACACCTAACACAAACTGGGAAAATCGCCCAGTTACAATGATAACAAAAGTAGCTATTGTGCAAGCATTACGTGAAGCGTTTATTGAAGAATTAAGCGGAATGTATGAAGCAGAAGAAATGGGTGTAAATGAAAGCGAACTAGACAATACGCCTGTTCAAGTAACTGAATCTTACTCTAACGATAATATAGAAGATGCTGTTGAAGTTATATCAGAAAATGAAGATGATGGAAATCCATTTTAATATAAGCAAAGAGGGTTAATTGAGAGAAATGGAGGAATGATGAAAAAATGGTTTTATGAATACAATGATGTTATGAGGATTATGAACGTCAAAGAGGGAAAAGCTTATGAAATTATAAGAAAATTAAACGAAGAGTTAAGGGAAAAAGGATTTTTAACACAACGAGGAAGAGTAAACATTAAATACTTTAATGAACGTTACAATATAGGATAGTGATTTTTATGCCAGCATACAAAGATGAAAAAAGTAAAAAATGGTATGTTTCTTTCTATGTAAAAGAAAACGGAATTTCTAAAAAAGTTAAAAAAATGGGATTTAGCAAAAAACAGGAAGCAATGGAATATGAAAGAAATTACATAAATTCTTTTGTTTCTGATACTGAAATAATATTTGAAAATTTATGTAAGTCTTATATGAATGATTTAAAAAATAGGCTAAAATTACATACAATTGAAACAAAAAAATATCTTATCAATAAAAAGATATTACCATTTTTTCAAAAATACAAAATAAAAGAAATAACACCTTTATTAGTTAGAAAATGGCAAAATGAATTAATGGAAAAAAATTATGCTCAAACTTATCTAAGAACTATTAATAATCAACTTGTTGCTATATTGAATTATGCTGTAAAATTTTATAATTTGAAAAAAAATCCTTGTTTAGCCGCAGGAACTATAGGGAAAAAAAATGCTGATGAAATGAATGTATGGACAATAGAGGAGTTTAATCAATTTATAAAGGCAATTGAACATAAAAAAGAGTCTGTAGTTGGATTCAATATATTATTTTATACTGGTATCAGGATAGGTGAACTTTTAGCATTAACAATATCAGATATAGATTTTGAAAAGCATAAGATAAGGATAAATAAAAGTTTTCAGAGAATAAATAGAATGGATATTATAACATCTCCAAAAACTCCTAAATCTAAAAGAATTATTGACTGTCCTAAATTTGTTACTAATATGATACAGAATTTTATCCAAATGTTGTATAAACCTACTCCAAAAACTAGATTATTTGAGGGATTTACAAAGCATAAATTTGAAAATGATATAAATTTCTATGCACGGAAAGCTAATTTAAAAAAAATTAGAGTTCATGATTTACGACATTCTCATGCAACTTTCTTATTATCAAAAGGTGTTAATATAGTATCACTTTCAAGAAGACTAGGACACGAAAAAGTATCAACTACTTTAGACATATATTCACATGTCTTAAAAGAAGACAATGATTTAATAAAAGACATACTAAATAACTTATAAAGAACAGTACTAAAAAGGTACTGTTTTTTTATGAAAATATTTAAAATTTGAAATTTTTTACTTTTTTTGGTAAAATAAAAGTAAATAAAAATAAGTATTTAAACTAGAAAAAGAATTAAAGTTGTAGAATGGGAATAATTTTATATACAAATAAAATTTTAATTTAATTT